AGGTCTTTGAGAGTTTGGTGGCTGCTGCACGAGCCGCTGGACCGCAGGCCAAAAGTTTGAAAAACCGTTTTGCAGTTCGTGTCGAACCGTACCGTCCCGTGATCAGCATGCACGGTGGAGCTCACGAAGTTGCACGAGCCGCTGGACCGCAGGCCAAAAGTTTGAAAAACCGTTTTGCAGTTCGTGTCGAACCGTACCGTCGCGTGATCAGCATGCACGGTGGAGCTCACGAAGTTTAGTATCTGAATTCATGCGGTTGCAACTTATCTCAGACCTCCACACGGAGTTTTACAAGACTCCGTTAGACCCATACCCCACTGCGCTTGAATTCTGCCGTTCCATCGAAATCGCGTCTAACGTAGATTTCTTGGTGATTGCAGGAGATTTAGTGGTCGTGGCCCGTCAAGATCTCAATGTCCTCATGGGTATCCTCGACCATTTCTCGCAGTTTGCAAAGCACGTCATCTATGTAGAGGGCAATCACGAGTTCTACTGGGGTGAACAGCTGAGAACCTTATCCGCCCTCCGTTCCGTGATGCCGAAAAACTACACTTGGCTCTCCAACGAAGCGGTAACGTTGGAAGGCGTGCATTTCTACGGCGGAACGATGTGGTTCCCTGATCTCGATGGTTTGAATTGGTTGTTCCGTGACGACTTTAATGATTGGTTTCTCATTGAAAATCTTCGGAATTGGGTTTACAATGAAAACACTGAATTCACGAGAAACGCGATGGAGTTAGTCCGGGAAGAAACTATCATCGTCAGCCACCATCTTCCCCACGAACGTAGTGTGGCCCGTGAATATCGAGATGCTTGTAATCGTTTCTTTCTTTCGGACCAAACGCCTCTCATTTCAGAAAAGACGCCCAGACTATGGTTACACGGACATTCACATGCAGCCTGTGACTACACCTTACCGGGTGCGTTGACTCGTGTAATCTGCAATCCCTATGGCTATCCTAAAGAGCGCAAGTGGAAAAGACCATATCTTCCAGTTGTCCTAGACGTCTAGTATTTCCTATAGAGGTGAGGAAATGCTGATTCATGTTCAAGAATGGAATTGGTGGACGGGCGGTACCCACCGATTGATAAACAGTGATCTCATAAAGACAGTGGACTTCTACACTTGTGGAAATTTTCACCGGGACCGCTGTGCCAAGATCACATTCGTAGATGGCAGCGTTATGAAAGTAACGGACTCCGTCGAAGAGATCTCAAAAAAGACGCTCGGCCTGAAGTGATCAAAGTCGACCCATTCAATCTCCCGAGTAGACCTATGACCCGGCCCGAGCTTCAGTACTGGATTCTGTTCACTATAGCTGTGGCCGGGAAGGGTGCGAAAGTCACCGAGCAGAAAATGCTCGCTTTCCTGCGCGACGCGGGTCGCCCGCTAATGTCCCCATTTCGGATCATCTACCTGTATATCACAGAAAATAGCCTGCTCAGAAAACTCAAGAAACATAAACTGGGGAAGTACACCTTGCTTATGAAAGGATTCCCAGCCGCGCTGGATCTGGACCTGGACAATCTGGACGTGGAGAAGCTGATGAAGATCCCTGGCATTGGCCCGAAAGGTGCTCGGATGATTCTGATGTACGGCTTCCCAGATGTGAAGGATTATGCTGTCCTGGATACTCACGTCTTGAAATGGATGCGCGCCCACGGCTACGAAGTTCCGGATGCAACCCCGGACGGCAAAGTCTACGAGAAACTCGAGCGATGGGTAATTGCTGAAGCCCGTGCTCGAGGCATGTCACCCAGGCAGTTTGATACTTTTGTCTGGCAGCAATACGCCCGCCTGTAAATCTCCTCAAAATGAAAGGACCGGATCCTAAAATCCGGTCCTAATTGTCTCCTGGACCAGTGGTCGCGACCACCGTTCTCTAAGGGACTTTGCCACACACGAGAGTGGTGGCTTGTCAATGTTCCTAGCGCCCTCTATAGGCACCCCTGATGAAGTATCATCATGTAATTGGGATAGAAAGTTCCAAAAGAGACTATCGAAACCGAGGGTAGAGTCCGCCTATGCCCTTTTTCTGTTTCACTGCCAAGTTTTTGACAAAGAAAGCCTATGGCTATGACATTGCAGATGAAGTCACCGAGGGCAGTGGCCCACGTGCAGAACAAGAGAATTTGGACGATACCATGGAACCCCAAGATCACCATGAGACCCCAAGAAATCCGGCTAACATGGCCATGGACACCGAAGCCGAACAAGAATTCCCAAATCTGAAGGACAATACGATCCAAAGATTTCTCCCACAACGTTCAAGATAAAGTAGATAATTACTATCCAACAAACAAACTTCCGACTCCTAATTTAAGGAGTCATTATGCCAGAGTACTTTCGTCCTGTCACAGTAGAAGAACATCAAGCCCGAAATCTCATCCTCAACCTTGCCAATTACCGAGTTACCCTCGGAGAATACACCGAAACTCTAACCGAACAAAATAATGGGTGTGCTATTTGTGGCCGTGTTGACCCAGGAAAACGCTTGTCCATAGATCACGACCATTCTTGCTGTGCTACTCCATGGAAAGCCTGTGGGAAATGCGTTCGCGGCTTGCTCTGCCAGAATTGTAACGTAGCTCTAGGAAAATTTCAAGACAACATAGAATTGCTCTTAAAGGCCGTTGAATATCTCCGCTTTTGGAAAGCTAACCCCCGTCCCGCTCGTAATCCTCTAATTATTCCCCATGGAAATATAGGTCGTAAGCATCGGCCTTCTTCCTGTCAAAGCATGAGCATCACTCGAACGGGCCGGACTGTTTCTGAAGAAACTAAGTCTTTGATGTCTAAATCCCAACATTCTGCAAAAACTCTGAAAAACAACAGAAGCAGAAGATTAGGAACGCATCTTGAAACTGATAAAATCACTGGAAGGCGGAAATGGGTACGGGCTGAAAATTCTGTTGTTTCTCTACTTCCTAATTCATAATGAGTAACAAGGCAAAGATAAATGGCACTCACCGGTCCTCCACTATTTACGATTTTCAATCCGGTCTCCCACCTGCTAGACCCCGTTCAAGGTTTAACCGCCTCAGGCGGCACAGGGAGTGCTTATGCACCGGTTGTTCTCGGGCCAGACGGCACATTTGATCCATCTGTGATACCTGGTGGCACTGGCGGAAGTGGAGCAACTGGGCCAACGGGGCCAGCCGGGCAAGGTTTCACTTGGTTGGGACCATGGGTCAACACTACAGCTTACGTTCCATACAACGTTGTTGAAGATGCAAATTCATCCTGGGTTTGTATTCTTGCAAATACTGGTCAAGAACCATCGTTAGATCTCACTTTCACCTATTGGAATCTAGTTGCCCAAAAAGGTGCAACTGGAGCGGTGGGACCGACTGGCTCATCCGGAACTGGTGGTTCTGGATCGGGTGGAACGGGGGCTACGGGAGCAACAGGTGCGACTGGCGCGACTGGGCCAACAGGTTCAGGTACTACAGGGCCAACCGGACCGGGCGGAGGTGCGACCGGGGCAACGGGCGCGACGGGTGGAACAGGCGCGACTGGCACTGGCGGACTGCCTTCCGACTTCCTGCCCGAGAACTATGGCGCAGTTGGTAACGGTTCTACAGACGACACTACGGCACTTCAGGACTGCCTGAATGCTGCTGCAGTTTCTGGTGGAACGGTTTGCCTCAGCGCCAAGAATTACTACACTGCCTCGGGTGGTTTGACTTTCACCTACGGTGTGAACATCGTCGGCGTCAATTATGATGTGAGCATCATTTCATGCGGCAGCGCGACGGCCACCATTCTGGCGATGACAGGATCGGGCCGAACTACATTTGGAGGAAACCTCCTTCAAGACTTCAAGATTATACGAAATACAGCACCCACAAGTGGCACGGCCACGGGGTTGAGTTGGAATGGATGTTTGGGAGCGAACAGTGTTCGCGTTGCATCCTTCAACAGCAACTACTGTTTCTATCAGACGGATTGTGCGAATATCAACTACGACAAATGCATTGTCTCGTGGACGATCTCGAATACATACAGTTCCTACGGATTCTTTTATGACTCAACGAGTAATGGAGAGAATTCAAGCCGAAACATCGACAGTTTAATTGGAAACGGGTTTACTGACGGGGGCAACACGACTACGGGCCTGTATCTTTCTGGATCAGGCATCGCCGATTTATACTGCGAGAGACTGGAAACAGCGCAGTGCACTTATGGCGTCCAGGTCGATTGCACAGGTTCAGGAACGAGCCACGGGAACATCCACTTCAAGGATTGTATCCATGATCAGATAGCGGTATCGTCATATGTATTGACGAACATCAATAACCCGTCGGGTGCTCAAGATGTAGCCTACTGTGCGATTCAAGGCGGGTACATTCAGCAAGCATATCCTTCGTCCGCCCCGAACATCGACATCGAGAATTGTAACGGAGTAATCGTCTCAGGTGTCGATTGTCTCGTCAACAATGGCGGCGGAACTGGGGTTTCAGGGATTTACATCAACAGCGGCGGCGGAAACATCATCGACGGTTGCGTATTCCAGCCACAGAATTCCACGGCTGGAACTGCGATCCTAGTAAACACATCTGAAACCAACAACATCGTCAACAACGTGTTTTCGACTCCAGGCAGCGTGTACACATGGACGAAAGGAATTTCCTTAACAGGATCTTCCTTCAACTTTGTGTCACAAAACAACTTTGGTGGCTGGGGAACGACTGCAATTTCTCTGGATTCATCTAGCACCTATAACCTGGGTATCAACATTGTTGGTACAAGCTGGACTACAGGCTTGTCAAACAGTGGTTCCAACAATAGCGTGTACGTCAACGCTTTCGGTGGTGGAGCAACTGGGGCAACGGGGGCAACCGGTCCGAGCGGTGCTGGGCAGATCACGGGTGACCTGCTTGAAACCCAAGTTTTGCCCTGGGACGGTCCAACACCCGGCACACCTGATGCCGGTCTATCTCGTGTATCTCCGGGTGTGATCGCGCTAGGCGACGGAACTGCTGCAAACGCGAGTGGCACGCTACAATTGGCTTTCCTAGAGATTCTCGAAAGTGGCAATCCCACATTTGCTGCAACGGGCAGCAACGTGGCGCTTGCCAACACCACTTCGCTCAACTGGTCATCAAGCGCCGATGCGACGGCATCCGCAGACACAAACCTCATCCGTGGTGCTACAGGTACAATCTATGTATGTGCGGGTGGGACTGGAGCATCCGGCAGCTTGAAGCTGACCCACCTTGTGTTTCCAAGCGCAGGCGATGAGACATGGAACGGCGACACATCCATCAGCCGCGCCTCGGCGAACGTCATCCAGATCGGAATCACGTCTGGTACCCCTGACTTCAGCGGCACCCTGAAAACCACCATCGTTAATGCCGTCACAGGATTTCAAATTAACGGTGCCGCGTCCTCAGGCTATGTCCTGCGGGGCAACAGCACAAATTTTGTGTCTGCTCAGTTGGCGGCATCCGATCTGAGTAACAATACTACAGGCAGCGGTGCGGTGGTGTTGGCGAACGCCCCTTCATTCACGGCTAATCCGACATTTTTTAGTTCCACGGGGACAGGCGCGGTTGTCTTGGCTGGTTCCCCAACCTTTACGGGCACGGCAGTATTCGCTAACGCCAGTATCTCAGGCACTTTGACGGATGGTTCCAGCTCCGTTGGCTTCGCTGGATATGTTCTCACTTCCACTCACACTGGCATACAGTGGGTTTCGCCGTCAAGCGTAGGTTTCCAAGACCCCATGTCTACTGTTGGCGACATGATTTACTACGAGGCGTCCCCTGCGGGGCCTGCGGCATTGCCAATAGGCTCTACGGGTCAAGTCCTCACTGTAGTGGGTGGAGTGCCCGCATGGGCAGCAGCAAGCGGAGGCGGCTCACTGGACGTTAACGGCACACCTGTATCAAGCCCGAACTTGCAGAACAGTGCGAGTGTGACCTTCGGTGTTTCAGGAAGCAACATCCAACTCACGACGACGGCAGCGGCGTCTGGCAGCAATGGGGTGTTTGTTTACACGCCCCCAGTATTAGCTGACTTCTCATGGGGTTACCAAGGGGCAAGTTCTCAAGCGTCTGCTGTTCAGAACGGCAACACCGTGTTTCTGTCCACCACCGCAGTGAGCGGTGACCAATACATCTGTCAGGTGCAGGCGATCCCAGCGAACTCCATAACCGCGTGGTTTGTCCCCGGCTTGTTTGGATACAACTATAGCCAGTGTGGTTTGATTCTGCGCACCAGTTCAAATGGCAAGGCGACAACTTTCAGCTTGCAAGCAACAGCGGGCAGTGACGGACAGACTGTACCAATTGCTTATCCCGTGCTGTCGGTGGACACATTGAGCAGTGCAACCAACCATGATGCCCAAGTTGCCCACCTGAACCTGATTGCTATGCCGGTAGATGGCTTTGGTCTACAAATCACATTCAGTGGTGGAAATAGCCAATTCAACTATTCCTTCGACGGGGTTAATTGGGTCAACCTTTATTCCGCGTCCACCACCGGGTACGCCACTCCCGATACGTGCGGTATCTACGTGGACTCGAACAACACAGCAGCGCCCGTTACTATGTCCTTGCTGTCGTGGGCTACGACGTAAAGGGGGCTTTTTCCATCATTCTTACAGGTTGCCACACCGCAGCTTGGACGGGAGATTTGACGGTGGATGGTGTGGACTGGGGAGTCGTCAGCATCAACGGACCACTCACGGGCGCGTACTTCGGTTTCTGGGCGCAAAACGGTTTAGGCAGCCTGTACATCTACGGTCTGACGGTGGTGTAATCTGCTGCAATAGAACTCACGACAGTGTAACTACCTGATTCCAAAGGCGCAAGAAATCGGCGACCTCGTACACGATGGGCACCGCAGGGGGCCCATCATACGGCGATTGCACCGCCGTCGAAGTCACAATGGTGTAACAAACATAAGATACGCAGTATTCAAAAAGAAATGTTCGAGCATCCTGAATCAGACAACTTCGAACCCGAACTCTATGACGGGGATGATGAAGATCTTGAAGAATTCATAAACGCCGAAGATCCCATCTGTGCTGCTTGTGATGGCACCGGGCTACAAAACGGTCACCTCTGCAAAACCTGCCAGGGAACAGGACTTTCTTGAAAATCGAAATCGAACGTCAGGCACCTCTTCAGGATTTTAGGACCCTTCGCGATCAATTGATACAACGAAACGAGAAATTCACTCTCCAAACCCTTTCCAAAATCCCTTATGCACAATTACTCTTCTGTTGCACCGGGGAAGCCGGAATAGCTGCCTGTTCTCAGGGTCTAGTTGTTATGGAACGGCGGGCGCGGCGGAGGCGGTTCTTGGATATGGAGACCGACGAATTGGAGACAGTTCAAAAATACTTAGTCGTGAATCAGATGGATGCTGACGTTCGATACGACTTCACATACCGCGCTGCCCCGCGCTGGGAAGATCTAAAACCCCGCCAGCAGATCTGGGTGAAATTGAACTGCATCTACAACCACGTTGACCATCCCGCTGCACGTCTCAAGGAAGCCATCCTTCTCCTGAGGACTTGTGCAATGGTGCACTCGCTCCCTCCGGAGGTTGCTAAGAGCTACATGCCCCGGTTGCGCGGCTTACTGACAGTCTTCCCCGGAACCATCTCTCCTGAACTCTTCCGAGCCAAGATCACCGAAATAGCTGAAAACCTTTTTGATTTCCTTCCACCAGAAGAAGCTGCTGTCCTCCAACGCGAAGAGATCCAAAATTACCAATGTACATCAGATTGTTACCGGGTGTTCGTATAGCTAAAGTTGCTCCTCAATCAGTAGTATAAACTGGAGAGAAGCAAATGACATCTGCTGCAATCGAGAAAAGCAACCGCAGCCGCGCCAACGATGAACTCATCGCCATCAACCGTGAATACCATCATGGCCTTCCTCTTTCCGAGATAGACGCTATCCTCACCAAACACGGATTCACAGGGATGGAAGCCGCAATCTATTGCGGGCGTGAGGGCCGCGTGCACGAGCAGGTTGGACCAAAGACTTGGATCTTGTTAACCTGGCACAAAATGGAAAACACGGGGCGCTACGAAATCGTCGCGTATCTAGGCTAATGGATCTCCTTGATCCCAACCCGTCGCCAGAAGTGTTTAAGAACCTTCTGACCAATTTCTCGCCGAACATTCGCGACCACTTTCCGTTCCCAACGATCCGGCCTTCACAAGAGTTAGGTCTACAGGCCATCGAGCGAGCCTACGCGAGCGACAAGAAATTTATCATACTGGAATTACCCACTGGTGTAGGAAAATGTCTAGCAAAAGGAACCCTGGTTTTGATGTTTGACGGTTCTACTCGAGAAATAGAAAAAGTCAAAGTGGGGGAACTGGTGATGGGACCGGACTCTCGTCCGCGCCGGGTACTTTCTCTTTCTTCTGGCGAATCTGAAATGTTCATTGTTCGGCCCGACAAGGGAGAGGCATACACCGTTAACGAAAACCATATTTTAAGTTTACGTCATTCCGGGCGGGTAGTTCGAGAGCACCAGAAGTATCTGGACAAAGAAAATGTTTGTGAAATTTCTCTCCAAGAGTATGTAGGAAAAAGCAAATGGTTCAAACACTGTTTCAAGGGGTTCAAAACTGGGGTAGAATTTGTCAACCGACCAGTTCCGCTGTCCCCGTATTTCATCGGCTTGTGGTTGGGTGACGGGAACTCTCGATGGCCAACTGTCACAACCTCTGACAAAGAAATCACAACCTTTTTAGAAGGGTTTGCGAAATCCTACGATCTTTTCCTCACACAAGACGACGTAGCCTCAGTCGGACCAACAGGAATTATCACCTATTCTTGGAATATTTCCAGCAAAAATCATGGGGGAAGTCAGAGGCAAAAACAGAGACAGAACCCTGTTCTTAACCGAATGCGAAGACTAAATATCCTAGGAAACAAGCACATTCCCTCAAGCTACCTCGTAAACTCCAGGCGGAAACGGCTTGAACTTTTAGCTGGTCTTTTGGATTCGGATGGTGAATTGGTACACAACACTTATGGTATTTGGAGCAAGTGGCAACAGTTGGCAAACCAAATTTGCTTCTTAGCTCGCTCTCTAGGATTTGCTTCTTTTGTCAAACCTGGAATAGCCAAACTCGACGGAAAGGAATTCCCTGGATTTCGAGTCACGATTTACGGAAAAGGACTCGAGCAAATCCCAGTTCTATTGAAACGCAAAAAAGCAACCACAAGAACCCAAATCAAAAATGCTCTGCACACAGGAATCACCATAGTCCCTGCTGGGCGGGGAGAATATTTTGGATTTAGCCTAGATGTAGATGGTAGGTTCCTGCTTGGAGATTTCACTGTAACTCACAACAGTGGTATCGCGGTTGCCGCCGCGTCCTGGGCTAAGACCCTCCCCACCACAGGGGAATTCCAACAAGGTGCGTACATCCTTTCCCCACAGAAGACTCTTACCGCGCAGTACATGAAGGACTTCGCCAACCTGGGCCTTCTAGAACTCAAGGGTAAAGCGAACTATTGGTGCCATCAGTTTGAAACCGATTGTGACACCGCTTCACTTTTACACGGTGGACGGGACGACGAAGACGCCGGGGATAACCGGGGCAATCCGGACCTTTGTTGCGAATACAAGCCTGCAAAGAAAGCATTCATTGCCGGCTTGATGGGTGTGACCAACTTCGCATACTATCTGAACGAAACGCAGTATTCCGGACAGCTCAAGAACCGACAATTGTTGATCCTGGACGAAGGACACAACACCGAAGGCCAGATCCTGGGATTCACCGACACCGTGATCAATCCCAAGCGCAGCGAAGAGCACGGTGCGGGAAAACTTCCGTTTATCAAACCGGGCGAGAACGCCAAGACGCGAGAGTGGTTGGTCAAAACCTTCGTACCGGCGACGCAGGAATACATGCGCAATCTGGAAGAGCTGATGAATGAAGCGAAGTATGCCCAGAACCGCGAGGACCAGATCAAATACGGGCGCAAACTGGACAGTACCGACAAATTCCTTTGCCGGCTGAACCGCTTTATCAATAGCGAAGACCCCGGCAACTGGCTTTGTTGGTCGGACAAAGACAGCAACGTTCTGACCATCAAACCGTTGACTGCTACCTTGTACGCAGATGAAGTTCTGTTTCGCAAGGCGAAGAAGATTTTAATCATGTCCGCGACGATCCTGGACTTCAACACATTTATGAGGAACTTGGGGATCAAGCGTGAAGACGCTGAGATCTTGGCCGTACCTAGTGAATTCCCGGTTGAGAACCGCCCGATCTTCTACCGTCCGGTTGGCTTGATGTCCCATAAGTACATCGACCAGACATTACCCAAGATGGGCGCGATGGTGGAGAAGATCCTCGACAAATATGCAAAGCACAAGGGAATCACCCAGACACACAGCTATCGCATCACCAAGTACCTTACAGATTTCTTACGGGGCAAGCCTGCCTCGAAGCGCATCCTCACGCACACTGGCGAAATCCAGGGATCGCGTGACCTGGCTGTACAGAAGCACCTTTCAAGTCCGGACCCTACCGTCCTCTTCTCTCCAAGTATGACCGAGGGTCTGGACTTGAAAGAAGATCTCGCCCGCTTTGGCATCTCCTGCAAAGTACCATATCCATACATGGATCCCTACGTCAAAGCGCGCATGCAGCGCGACCCTGCGTGGTACGAATGGTTGACCGCGCTGGCGATAGTCCAAGGCACCGGGCGTATCGTACGCTCCCGAACTGACAAAGGGCATTTCTATATCCTGGATGGCAGCTTTGAGTACTTTCTCACGAAGAACCAAAAGGTACTGCCAAAATGGTGGACAGACAGTATCATTTGGTAGGATGCTAACTCTCAAAGACAAGAAGTGGCTGTTCAGCCTTGCTTTCTACATTGTCATCGCCTTGAAAGGCGATGGAACTTTCTTTGGTAGCTTGAAAGAACGAATGTTGGGAGAATAGAGATGAAATACCGCTGCCCCGCCTGTGGCGTAATTCTTGAACGCGACAGCAAGAAGATGTGGGTCAAATCGTATTGCGATGTGGCGGGGAGAACAGCCCGCCTTCAACGAGTGATGACAATCGAAATCACTCCCATTCCAAAACGGAAGCGGGTGCGCTGCTGTGATAATGGATTCTTCGGCACTAAACACAAATGCCAAAAGCAATCCGGTCCGACCTTCGAGATCGCTTCAATGCCCATGATTTCAAAGAGCGAGATTATCAATCGTCGATTTGAGCGCCCTACACTGAAGCACAAACGGCGCTGCCGGCCTGGTCAATGAAAAAGTTACCCCGAAAAGTAGGATCGAAGCGGCGGGATGGGCTTGAAGGTTTGCGGTTACTTGCTGCGATTACGAAATTTTGTCCAAAATGTGGTAGTGTGATGTGGAAAGAAAATCTAGGATGTATGGTTGGCTTCGTGTGGCACTGTGACAAATGTGGAGAGCGATGCTGAAACTCGTCCAACAACGCGGGGAGAAAACTTGCGGGCAAGTCGTGGTTGCTATGCTTGGCAACATATCCTACGAAGAAGCTGTCACTCTTATCGGCCATGAGGGCAGAACTTTCACTGGTCAACTTTACTTTGCGTTCCAATGTTTGGGTTTCGATTGTCCTGATCGCCTGGTAAGAAAAGGAAAGAAAACCGAACTGCCCGCCAGGTGTGCGGCCAAACTATCTTGCAAGGGAGACCGACACTGGGGACACTGGGTCGCATATTTTGAAGGCACCGTGTATGATCCTTGGTACGGAGTCAATCCGGTTTATCCCAAACGGGTCCGAGTGACGTCGTTTCTCCCTCTTCAGCTTCGTTCCCGGTAATAGATAGCCCTATGGCAGATCTCAGCACTTTAAGTTTCTGGCGATTGTTCCACTCCCTTCTCCGACACAGCAACGGCAAGGGCGAAACTGCTCGGGCGCTAGAAGCCTACGAGTGGATAAATGATAACCTGACACAATTGCGCAAGTGTTGTGTCGACTACGAATTAGACCTAATCGGCGGAATTTACGATCTAAGCCGGGACACCGAAACTCTCCCCACCTACGACATAGTTAAAGAGCGAGTCCAAAATCTCGACAAAAATGAGGGAGCGTTAGAAGCTCTCAAAGAGTATGAAAGTATCCGCGATTCCCAATTAACCGTTCACCAAGTTCCCGAAATGAATGTGGTTCTAAAGGACCACGCAACCACGTTTGAGAATCTCAAATTGGCCAGCATCCTCGACCGAGCCAAGCGGATTGTAACCAGCAGCATTGATTATAAACCGAAGGGTGGAAAAAGCGTAAAACTATCCGGAGCCAAGGATTGCATCAACTTTATCATGGAATCCATTGAAGATGGAGTTTTAGTCGGATCAACGAGCGGAGTCAATCGTCCTATTGTAGTACAAAAGGAAGCAGCGGAGGCTGGAGTTTGGTATGACCGTGCCAAGTTGTCGGGTTTCCTTCCTTCCGGTCTGCCTGACATCAAATTCATGCGTAGTAATTTCGTGGGCCTTTTGGGGCATGCGGGGCATGGGAAATCCACCCTGGGTAGATTTATCCTGTACACCATCGCGGCGGCGGGGCATCCTTGTCTCCATATTTCCATAGAAAATGACCAAGAGAACGAACGCAACAAATACGTTTTGCTCCATGCTCACAACCCCTGCTTCGACGGGGAATTTGCTACTTTGTCCTACGCTGATTATTACAAAGGAAAACTCACTGGGATGCAACGGAGTTGGATTGATTTCGTGGCTGACGACTTCGAGAAGAACATCGCCGGCAAGATGGTTATACGACAACCACATGAACAAACCTGGGATGCTATACGCGGGATTTCTGAAACGCAAGACCGAGTAGACGAATTCGAAGCAGAATTGATAGACTATGTCCAATTGATAGACGCGCCGGGGCGTAGCACCGATGACCGGAAGTCAAAAATGAACGCAATTGTTAAAGACATTCGACAGTACGCACTGCGATCAGGAACTGAGACTAAGCGCAAAGTCATAATCTCTCCGGTACAAGGGAACGAAGAAGGCAAAAAGTTCGCACAGGATAACGAAGGCCGCTGGGAACTCTCTGGCGTCAACAACGAAAAGGAACTGTCCCGTAGCATGGATGTTATCCTGGGAATTTTCCAAATGAATCAATACCTCACTCCCGAAGGGCCGGAAACCGATATGGTCATATCTTCTCCGAAAGCCCGCGATGTTGGTTTCAAGCCATTCCACATGGTGATGTCCAGCTGTGGCTGGTTTAAATTGGTCGGAGGATCTAACGTAAAAATCGGGGACTCCCTACCAAGTCTCCCTTCTGACTCTATTGAGTCTGTTGATATCGGTAGCACTCTCTAAAATCAAGTATCTCATTTGACGCGGGTTACACGCGGGCAACACGCGGGGACCAAAGTGAAGGAGACAAGTGCCAAGACGAATCATTGACGGGGAAAAAACCTGGAAGTCTACAAAACTGGGCCAAGTGGAACCCGAGTCCTACCGAGCGGAGTACACTTGGATGTTTGCCGTGGCAAATGACGTGGCTACATTTGAGTGCGATCCACGAACTATTTGGGGAACCGCCTACGCGATAAATCGACCTAGCATCACTCCGGAAGAAGTCTCTAAGATGTTGGAAGAATTCGAACGAGTCAAACTTTTGTTCCGTTGGAAAGTAGGCAACAAAATCTGGGGATACTGGACCGGAACAGACAAAAGAGGTCTGCTCCCGAAGCCCAGTGAACGTTACAATAAGGGACCGGAACCTCCTGCCGCGGATTTGGAGCGGTTCCTCAGCGGGGATACAGCGGATGAGCCGCGCCAGTTCCGCGAGAATTCGCGACAGGGTTTGGGTTTGGGTTTGGGTTTGGGTTTGGATGAGGGTCAGGTTGAGGTTGAGGAACAGGAGACAGACAGGACTCACGACAACAGCAAAAACCTAGTCGTACAGATCGAGGAGTAGCCATGGGTATCAAGAATGCGGAAGCCCTCCGCGCCGGAAAACAAAATCAATCCTCATATCTCGCAAATGAGCTCCGGGGTTTAACCGGGGAGAAACTTTTGAACCCTTCGGATTTCACCACATGGGCCTCCGAAGCGGAAAAGTTGAAGGGCCGCGATCCGTTTGAATTGGCCGCCATTATGTATTGGGCCGTTAAGGAGAGCGACTATTGGTCGGGTTGGGGCCTCACCATGGAGAAGTTTGTCAAAAAAGTTGATGACATTTCGCGGGACTATCGGGCAGCTCAGCGCCAAAAGCAGATTCTTGAGAACCAGACTTCAGGCGTCAAGTATTCTCCCACGTGTCTGGCCCTTTTCGCTCGCTATCCTGGGAAGACCCGGCCTTACATCGAGGATGAAGACACCAAAGCGCGGGCAGACGTCAAGGTTGTGGAGTTTAGCAAGACGTGCAGGGAATGTAAGGGGAAGCATGAAGTGAAGAGTAAGCTGCCCCGAATCAAAGGCAAGCCGATTTTGTGCCACACTTGTGAGGCCTACCGAGTTAAAATCTGGTCGGGCATCAAAACACAAGTCCACAAAGAACTTTATGCGTAAGTCGCGTCCCCGTTATCCTCGTCAGAAGGAAGTCACTTTGGTGCTCCGTGCCTTGGAAGCGGTTCCTCGGGACGTGCCCTTCCGTATGGGCTGGCGTGAATCGGAACATTATGTTCCCAACTGGCGTGTGCAGACCCAGACGAACGAGATTGAATGGACGGTTGACATTTACGCCGGGGGTTACTACATCGTGCGAGTAGGCAGCCGGTTGACTGAAGAGGTCACGTCAGTGTCTTCCCTAGTCGGCTACCTTTGCCGCATGCTACGTGTACAGCGAGTATCTAAACCAGTATGACCGAAGCCCCTATTGTTAACCTGCGGACCTTAGAAGATTTGAAAAAGGTTCTGTTTATGCAGCGTATGGTCACGCGCCAAGCTAAGGAGGAACTCTTGGCTGTGGCTTCAGATGCAGAGCTATTTGAATCCCCAAAAGAACCGGCTCGCCTAGAAGACTTAATCGGGAATGAATTCGCTAAGAAGGCCGCGACGTTCATGGCGGATGAACGACACATCTTAGAGAAATACGCAAACAACCCCACATTGACCGAGTTTAACCTCATCCCCCATCTGGCCGGAGGGACGCATTGGGGAGCCACGTTTGGCGTTACGCTGCTCGTTGGGGAGTTAGTGCTGGAACAAGTGAAGGCCATGGAGGGGAAGTTTGAACCTCTGCTTCGCCGCCTCTATTTAATTCTGCTCATGGAACTAGACAAGCCGAAACATAACTACCTTGTAGAGCCTTTAGAGAAGGCAACGAATTTCAAAGTCACAAAACCGGATGGCAGTCCGGTTCCGCTGGAAGATCAAGTTGCTTACAAAAGGCGGATGATTCACCATTTGGTCGAGTCTTATCTCGTGATTAGTCTGGAATATGGGATTGTGGAATCTCTTCAGTCTGGTTTCGTACTTACCGACCTAGGAAAGCGCGTTCTCCTTCATTTGTTGGACGCAGAAAAATTTGTCACCCTGCTTGTAGAGGCCCACACTAGACTTCAGGGAATAAAACCGAGTATTGAACGCAAGGATTCTCTCCTATGAACAAAATCTATCTGGCCGCACCTTTCAGTTGGCAGAAACGTATTTTGGGTTATGCTCAGGAGCTCACGCGGATGGGCTATGTTCAAACTGGTGAATGGCTAGACCAGGAACCTAGTTTTATTAATTGGGATAACAGCACCAACACGAAATTTGCGGGACTGCATGCTGAGTGCCTGACCCTTTCCATTCGCGATTTACGAAATATTGCGGAGTGCGATACTTTGATTCTTTTTGAACCGGGCATTCCGCTGGAACGCAACACTCGCGTTGCGGAATTTGGTGTGGCCTTAGCTTGGGGGAAACAGTGCATTGTAATTGGCCCGGAGGACGAGGACAAAAAAGATATCATCAGCAGTATCTTTGTGATGCTTCGCGAGAAACCCAAGAATTGGGGAGGTAAGTGGAGCGCTGACATTTACAATATGTTGGATGGGATCAAACCGGTTATTGGTTTCCAGACTTGGGAACAATTTTTAGAGGACATTTCGAATCCGGAAGAAATTGAACTCTGCGCGGGTTGCAGCCGGGGTTTCTTCGAGTGTGACAGGTGCGATTGTGGTACTTATTTGGGATACAGAAGCAAATCCGGTTTACTGGTTATGGGCCCATGATTCTGGAAGTGAACCGTCTCCAGTACGTTCCTAATCCGCTATTCTACTTTCACTTGTCCTGGGCACTTCTGCTTGGCCTTCTGATAGGACTTGAGAGGCAAATTCATCATAGGGTCGCTGGCCTACGAACGACGGCCCTCGTCACCCTAGGATCAGCTCTTTTCTCCAGCATTCCGACTATGCTGATCTCTCCGTCCACAGATTTGCTGCGGATTGCTTCCACTGTTGTAACTGGCGTTGGATTCTTGGGGGGTGGAATTCTTTTACGAGAAGGGGTTAGCACTTCGTCGGTTCGCGTGAAAGGAATCAATACAGCGGCGACCCTTTGGTGCGCGGCGGCGGTGGGAGCTGCCTCTGGTCTTGGCTTGTGGACGCAAGCGGGATTCGCTACGGGTCTTCTCCTGGTGGTCAATATTGTGCTCCGGATTTTGGTTAAAAAATTTGACCGGCCTATGGTTGAAGAATGATGGAACACGAAAAATTTAGACCGGGCATTCGGGCAACCGTCTGGCCTACCACTCCACTCCTTCTCTTGCAGAAGACCTTTCGTCGTTTCAACATCTTAGTGGGGGATGATCCTGCGCAAGTTCGCTTCGCGGAACAAATTCTCGGTGTACCCTGTAAGTTTGTAGAGACTCTGCATGAGGAGGATCTGTTAGGAAAGGAGGAACCTTTGCTTTACCGGGTAGACTCCGCTCGATGTATGGAGTTGTCACCAAATACTAAAGCACTGGCGGGTATCTGGTGCTTGGACCCTATCGAAAAAGGGAGTGCTGGAGCCAATGCCATCGTAAAATATGCGGCCACTATCTTGGACCTTGCAGCAGAGGCTAAATTGGTGCAACGTGTAGCGGACCAATTATTGGCGAGAGAGATAACTGACGTTCGGGCTGCAATTTGGGATGCCGCTTATTTGCTTACCGGACCACTCCCGCTAGAGAATAAAGAACGTTGGCCCGACCCTTGGGAGAGTCCTGTTGCTTGGGTGCCAGCAGGAGTAGATCCAGGCCTCCGACTCAATGCTCTATATCGTTTCTTAGTGGGCTATGTCTTTGCAAAAGAGGGAGATCAAGACGCGGCTCGCAAATTCGGGATTTCGGTAGCAAAATTTAAAGTCATGCAGCGGATCAATCTGGATCTCAATAAAGTGTACGATTGCGTCCGAGAACTCTCACGTTGGCGTACTCAGAAATACCCTCCGTTGGTCTGCGCTCTGCGGATTACAAATATCTGGAATCCCAGTAACGTAGGTAACTTTTAGTAACCTTTTGAGTAACCCAGTATTGATTGGACGAGGAATTGGAAATGAACCCAAAGGATTCGGTGATCGCGAAGATTCAATGGGGACTGAGTCTTCCTACAAAGAAAGAAGCGGAAAATTTGCTGAACCGGGTTGTGTCTGCCATAGAGCTGACTTTACTTGAGAATCTAGACGATCCTCAGTTTTCTCTCAAACTCAACAGTCTCGGAAAATTTACCGTACACCACAAAGCAAGCATCATGCGCAAGATCCCGTGGTCGGGGGTTATGCATCAGACCAAAGCTCGACGTAAAGTCAAATTTGTATCCTTGGGACCACTCAGGGAACAAGAAGTAAAACAATAAGGAGAATCTACCATGGCCGTGCCCACATTCAAGGACGAGCTAGACGATCTGCCAATTAATGCTGCTGCCGCCACCCCGGTAGCAACCGCTGAGCCTGCCACTGCAACAACGGCTGCTCCCGCACAGCCAACAGTCGTTCATGTTGTTGAAGAAGAAGATGACGACAAGGCTGGAATGAAGCCAGCAAAGGCCGCTGAAGACGAAGAAGATTTGTCGGTTGATTGGGGTGACAAGGAACTGATGAAACGGGGTGATGGCCTCGATCGTCTGCGCCCGGAAAAGGGCAAGGCGGTGCGCTTCGCCATACTTGGCGAGTACATCAAGGCGCATATGTCGTACACGCACTTCATCGATAAGAAAGGCACCTATCGCTGTTTAGTGGACAAAATCAAGCGGGCCAATCCCAAAAGGTGCATGGTTTGCAAGGGAGTCGTTGTCACAGACGATGCGAACCCGAAAAAGACTTGCACTTGTGCCGTTCCCTCTCCTGGCAATCCGGATGCTACCGGCTATTGCTGCAAGAAATTGAAGGAGAACTCCGAACCCACGATCGTTGTGTTGGTTGTCCACTACAAGAATGCGGATCCAACTGAAGGCGGTTTGGAGAAGGGTGTTGCCATTGACTGGGACATCAAGTATGTCCAGTTAACCAAGGCCAACTTCCAGGCGATTACGCGGTTGCCCGAAGAAGAGCAGACCGTAAACGACGTGGACATCGTTATGATGCATGCAAACCGAGCATTCGGTTACGAATTCCACAAGAAGTCAGCCAAGGCGCGTTGGAAGACCAATCCGGCTTGGATCGCTGAAGTAACCGAAAAGGTGAAACCTCTCCTGGATGGTAAGAAACTGGACGGCAAGTTGGGCCGCAAGGTCACCGACTTGGAAATGAAGGCATTGATTTCTTCGCTCGCAGCTGGCTCAGAAGATGCCAAGCTGGGGGACGTGGAGAGCCTCTAAAACCCGACCTCCCTCCTTGGAATATGAGGGAGTCGCCCAAACGACTCCCTCAAGAGGCTTATGGAAGACCAAATCTACGTTGACGTCGTACTGTGTGACCGTAAGGGTCGTTTCCTGTTGCAACATCATCCCCGCAGTCAGATGAAGCCCTGGCGATTCCCGGGTGGCAAACCGGAGCCAGGAGAAACTTTGATTGGAGCTGCTGCTCGCGAAGCAAAAGAGGAGCTGGGCATCGAGCCTTTGTCCCTTGTATACATCGGAAAGAAAGAATCGGTCGTTGAAAGTGGGACTTGGACCGGTTATATGTTTTTGTGTGATCGTTACATTGGTCGGCCTCGTATAGTAGAGAAGACCAAGCATGATATGTTAGAGTGGATTCCGATTGAGAATATTGTGTCCGAACCAGAGCGTACTTTTGCTTTGCAAGTTCTCGGAGGACAGGTGGACGGATTCTGATGCTCATTCTAGGTAAGGACTACGAAACTACCGGCCTAGATCCCACAGTAAATTCCATAACAGAAGTTGGCTTGGTCCTTTGGGAAACAGACCTTCATGCGCCGGTAAAGGTGATGGGTTTTTTGGTTGACCCCGGCCCGGATGCCGTCTGGGATAAATGCATCGGCGACATGACAGGTATCACGCCGGAACTCTGCGCCAAATATGGCTACCCGAGCGAGCGAGCATTGAAACAAGTTCTGTCTTGGTATCAAATGGCCGACGTAGCTTGTGCCCACAATGGTGCAAAATTCGACCGCCCTTTCTTTAATAACTGGTGTAAACGTCACAATTATGATAGCGACCCAGCTAAACTCTGGATCGACACCAATACAGATATTGAACTCCCCTTCCCGGAGAAAATGAGTCGCAAGCTGACTTACATGGCTGCAGACCATGCTTTTCTGAATCCTTTTCCCCACCGTGCTGTGTTTGACGTTATGACCATGCTACGCATACTAGACCAGTATGATTTGGAGCGAGTTCTTTTCTTGGCTAAACAACCGACGGTGGATATTCAGGCGCTTGTCTCTTACGACGATCGAGATCTGGCTAAGCAGCGGGGTTATCGCTGGCAAGATAATCCTTTTGAGCCAAATGGCAAAAAGATCTGGATGCAAACCATCAAACAGTGCTTCTTAGAAAAAGAGATGGAAACTGCGGGTTTCCCAATTAAGGTTCTTACTTAAAGAATCGACTTTCTCATCTCTAGATAGAATCACCCGAGCAGAGGGCTACGAAAGTAGACGGGAAATTCACGGCGGAATGCTCTGACTAACGCTGGGAGAAGTTCATGAAATATCTTCTTCTACGTTTCCTCGCTGGCGTCCTCATCTTCTCTCTGACAATCTCAGCTGAATTCCTGGTTTACAGAAAAGTTGAGCGCCGTACTCAACATCGTGCTACACATCTCATCTTGGTGATCAAGAGGTTTATCAACGAGAAGGGGAAGTTCGATTACGACTTGGGGAGTTGCACTGCGACTGCCATTGGCCCGCACACTTTGCTCACCGCTGGTCATTGTGATGACTACCATGTCGACAAGATTTATCTTGACGAAACTTACTTGCCATTCGTCGTGACCGACAAGGCGACCTCGTACCAGATCACTAAGAAAATTTTTGATGGCCAAGACCACATGCTTCTAGACATCGCGGGGGTGTATTTTCCATATTACGTTACTCTCCACTCAGCCGTTCGGGTTCCACATCAGGAAGAGGGATTTTACTATTGGGGTGCTCCTAATGCGACTATGAATCAATATCGGGAAGGGTACTTCATGGGGGAGAGTCCTTACAATGAAAGCGATAAAAGTAATGACGAGGACGAACAGCCGATCCGGGTTCGGGGACCACTTTACTTAACAGCTGGATCCTCAATCCCTGGTGACAGCGGTTCAGCCATCTATAGCCAGTTTGATGGGCATCTTGTTGGAATAGTTTCCATTTCCTATTCTGAAACAGTATTTGGGACCTTTCCTATTCAGTTCACTAAGGCACAAATTCAAGAGGCATTGCAGTAAGGAGTATTGAAGCTGCATGAGTAAAGTCTTCTTAGGAATAGATCCCGGACAAACGGGCTGTCTTGCAATGATTCAGCCCTTAACTTCCGGCCCAGCAATCATCCGCTTTTTTGATCCACCCCTTTTCCAAGTTAAAAGTGGAAAGAAAATAAAGAATGAATACAATGAAATCCTTATGGCTCGGGCCTTAAAGGATTTTTCTTCCTACACCGCTGCGGGGGTATCAGAGGTTGTTTGCGTGTTGGAAAAAGTTTCCGCGATGCCGGATCAAGGTGTTGTCTCCATGTTCAATTTCGGAATGGGTTTCGGACTGTGGAGAGGAATGTTATCCGCCTTAGAGATCCCGTATTCCCTGGTTCACCCTGCTACTTGGAAGGCTGCTCTCATGAAAGACATGCCGAAGGAGAAGGACGCGGCCCGGTTGCGAGCCACCCAGTTGTATCCTCAAGCTGCTTCGGAACTTTCCCGAAAGAAAGATATAGGAAGAGCCGATGCCCTGTTGTTGGCTCATTATGGTATTTGGGCCTCTACACAGACATCCAGTATTTAGGAGTGCTATGCCACCAAAGAAAGCAGTTTCCAAAGAAGAAGAAAAGAAAGCGAAACATCCGCGAAACATGACCGCCGCCGAACGGCGCGAGACCTATCTGAAGGCCCAAAAAACCGAGAAGCCAGATTTTCACATCCTTCAAAGTGATGATGTGGAGGAATTGGTGCCCTATGGCATGATTGTTCTGGACAACGTTCTCGGGTTGCGAGGCATCGGACGCCGGGGCCGTGTTAGCCAAATACACGGCAATGAGGGAGCTGGCAAATCTACCCTGACTTACCAAATTGCTGCAAACTATCAGGAATTCTCGGGCGAACCGCTGGCCGATTACGACTTTGAACGAACCGGGACGGTGCCTTTCATACAACGTGTTGGTGTAGATCCTCGTTTTTGCCATTTTGAGCAGCCCGACTCCGTAGAAGCCTGCATAAAAGATGTCTGTCGCCGGATGCAACAAGGTATTCGTTTTTTCATCTTTGATTCTATCCCGCGTATGAAGTCTAAAGTTCCTATGGAAGATATCTTGAAGGGCAAGGCGTTTAAGGGGTTTGGCGCAAACCATGCCCGTAGCATGAGCATGTTCTTTGATTTGTTACTGCCCTGGGCAGCAGAGTACGACTGTCACTTTATGATGGTCAACCAGACCCGCGATCGCATTGAAGACTCAATGGATGCGCAGCAGGCTCAGAAATATCCTACGTTTACCAATCTGCCTTACACTTTACCAGGTGGGCGTTGCTGCCGCTTCACTCCGTCGGTAATGATTGAGTTGAAGTTGATAAAGGCTATGCGTCCCTTCGCCGGCAAGGAGGGCGAAGATCCTTGGTTGGTTGAACCCTGCACTCCCGAAACTGAAGGTAAATTTGTTGTGAACCAAGTCCGGGCACGCACCTTGAAGAACAAAGTTACTGGTATGGGGTACCGTGAAGGTCTACTTTATGTTCGCCCCGGCCAAGGTATTGATGACTGGATGAGCGTGCGCCAGTTGGCTTGTGATTACGGCTTGATTGAATTTGTTAAGCCAAAGTGGATCGTAGGTAATGAGAAAGAAACCATAGCCACCTTTGAGAACAAGGGGCAGGCCATCCAGCACCTGGTTGCTGAACCTGACGAGGAGATCATGAAGCAGCTCAAGGCGATGACGGCCAAAATGATAGACTCGGATGAATCAGCTAAATTCGCCACAGCAGTCGATACGACCGAAAAGACCTATCTTGAAGGCGAAGTCGCTATGGAACCGGGTGACGAAGTTGAGATGCCCAAAGGCAAGGTGTTTCAAATAGAAGAGGATTGATGTTTTGAAGGAATTTATGAGAACAGACAAGAAAGGCAAGAGCATCCAAGACCGGGTTGCTTTAGAGGGTCGTCGCAGTATGTGTGACGTGCTTGAAGTTTATCGCGACGGGGATCGTTTGGTTTGCGGCTATTGCTATGGTATCGCTGACTCAGCAGCAAGAAGCTGTGACCAACAGAACTGTGGTTTTCATCTTCCAGAACCCGTGGAAGATTATCGGGGTCCTATCAAAAAATGTCAAACCCCTGGCTGTGGAAGAGATTTTGAAACTGCACTGATGTCTGCCGCGAAGTTTGCTGCGACAGTTCCTAACGACGGTCTCGTCGAAGTCGCCGTGACAACGCGGGTTAAACCGGAATTAAAACGAGCAATCGAGAAAGGACTTCCAGCCACAATTGGGTTTCATTCTGTAAAAGATGCCTCCAAGCCCATGGACATAGAGATCCCAGAAGAATACATGGAAGCGATTTTTATGAACATGAGGGCGAGAGGTATCGACACCCACGTGCAAAAATGCGCGGGTTTGACCTTGGTTTGCCTTAGAACGGGATGAATTTCTCAGGTAGTAACTTCCAGATTTGGCCCGATTTCGATCTTGAAATCTCCGGGCTGACCGTGATCGTCGGCCCTTCCAACAAGGGCAAAAGTGCCCTTTTCCGAGCACTAAAAGGTCTCATGCGCAATGAGCTTTCCGCCGCTTATGTGCGGAACGGCCAGAAATCACCGCTAGAGCTAACGACTAAGATAGACAATCACCTCGTGACGGCCATCCGCACCCGTGACGACTCCAGCGTTTACAGGATTGATGGCGAGAGATTCGCCAAGCTCAACCAAGCCATCCCTGACGACATCAAAAAACTAGGTTTTGGTGAGATTCAAGTCGGGGAATTTAGCGTCGACCCGATCTTTGCTACCCAAAATGAACCACAATTTCTGTTGGATAAGAAAGCCTATGGGCCTTCCTTGTTGAATGCTGTCCTAGGGGCATTCGGTGGCACCGAGAAATTAGAATCAGGAAAGAAAGAAGCCAACCTTCGCGTCCGCCAGAAGAATGGAGAAGCCGATGCACTGTCTTACGAAATAGCTGATGCACACCGTCGCCGCGCTGCATTGGAAGTTCTGGCCCAAGAAGGCGATCAAATCAACGCGGAGATTCATGTGCTGGAGTCCTCAGCACGCCGTCTAGAAGCACGGGGTTACTGGATGAGTGAAGCCCACCAACGACGGCTTCGGCTCTCTCCAATGCTCGAGATCCTGGGATCTCTACTTATCCCAGAGACGGAAATAGTGGGGGATCTCCAGACTAAAGTAGACAACTTGCGCCTGGCAGCAATAGCGCGGGGCCGATTGGAGAGTTTGGGAGATGTTGAACAATTTCTAGCCGACATTTCATCGTCTGGGTCATACGTGGTGGGGTTGTACAAGAAAGTTCGGGCGTTGCGTGAAGTTTCCCCGCTGGTAGAACTTCAAGAGGTTTCTACCGCTGAAGCGGATGCTAAGGAGTTGAATGCCATAATTGGTCGTTTAGAAGATGTCCATTACGAAGCGATCAACCTGCAAGCAAGTATTAGGTACATCGGTAACGTGGTAACGTTACGTGCTCGGGTTGCGGAGTTGCAGCACGAACGATCTCACGTAGAAGCAGAGCAAGACGCGGCTTCCAAAATGAAATGCCCACAATGTGGCTTGGAGTTTTGATGACTTACTACAAGATTTGGAAATACCTGGTTGCGCAAGGATTGCCGAAAGGCAAGGCGCATTACGTGCGCAATATGATTCGCAAATTGGTGAAACATGCAAAGGTCGATGTGGCCATGGAGCGACACTATGGCCGACCTTAAAGAAATCCAGGGCAAAGTCAAAGCACTCGCCGCCAAACGCGACCAGATCATTCGTGATCAGGGAATTGAAGAGCGTAGGCTGGAAGAGGCCTATGAGAAATTGCGTGAGCTCGGTATAGAAAAACCCGAGGATTTATCCGCTCAGGAGATACAAGACCTGGCGGATAAACTTCAGGCTGAGTTCGCCGAGAAACTCGCGGCTTTGGATATTCAGGTCAATCAAGGAGAAGCTTTAATGGCTAAGTATCAAGCAACACAGGAGAGTGCATAAATGGGTAAATATGGGGACGGCCTACCGGTTCAAACGTTCGAAAGTTTCAAGAAGGCAATAGCGCAGAAGAACAGTGACGGTTCGTGGACCGTGCGGGTGTTTAGTTCTCCGGATCGATCGACGGATGTTCTGTTCCCTATGGATCCCTGGAATGAGAAGTTGGCCAGGGAATACGAGAAATTCAAGAATGAACAGTCTGGACCAAACAGTCTGGAGACCAAGGCTGTGCTGGGAGATTTGCGGGGCATGGAAGCACATGACCGGCACGAGCAGTTGATGGAGAAGGCAACGCTGGTGCCGGACACTGCAACTCGGAAACTGTTTTCATCCAACTTTCCGCTGGAGGGTTCGCCGAGCCGGGGCAGTGCGGATCGTAATTTGACCGACGAAGAACTGGGAGACTTGGAAGGGAAATGATCACAACTAGGCAATCTAAGGTTTGGGACCAACGCTTTATGGATATGGCCAAGTTGGTGTCTACTTGGAGCAAAGATCCTAGCACCAAAGTGGGATGCATTGTAATTGGTCCAAAGCTCGAGATCAGAACCGTTGGGTACAACGGGATGCCTCGTGGAGTAAACGATGATTTGGAAGAGCGTTGTGTTCACCCATTAAAGGCTTGGTGGTGGGAGCACGCTGAGCGGAACGCTATTTACAACGCTTGCCGTATGGGGTTGACGTTGGAAGGTTGCACAATGTACCTCAACGGTGATCATGGTTTCCCCTGCTCCGAATGTGCTCGTGCCATTGTGCAATCTGGAATTGAAGCGTTCGTAGGCCTCGCTCCGGATTTCAATAATCGGTATGGTGATTCCTACCGACAAACGATTTTAATGTGGCAAGAAGCGGGTGTTTCGTTCCGCAGTATCAAGTACGAAGGAGAAACTAAACATGGCAACCATTCCTAGGGATGTAGAAACCAACACAACAAACCGCGAAGAAGTTTACCGAGCTATAGATTCTGAGAGAGATTTCCAGGACAACTTCGTACTGCCGGAGCGCCGGTACTTCCGCACTCACACTTTGGGTGAATTTGTTCTGATGATCAATCAGTATGCGGCCCAGGCGATGAAAAGTTGGACTCACCACAGCGACGGCGATTCGCCTGATGAATTCCCGCCTTCTCTCCACGAGGTTCGGAAGATTGCAGCATTGGCTGTTCGCTGTATGGAGCAGCATGGGGCACCCCACAGGAAAAGTCGACTAGAGCCGGTTGATGTTCCCTCCAACAAAGGGAAGATCGTAGCGTAAAGGAACCTTGGGAAAACTCATCTATCTCGCAAGCCCGTACACTCACGACAACTTTGCCGTGCGCGAAGCTCGTTTTCTGGAAGTTATTTTTTGCTGTGGTTGGATGATGAATCACGTCAAAGATACTTACTTCTATTCCCCTATAGCACACACTCACCCTATCGCAATACGTTGCAAACTTCCAGGAGAATGGCAATTTTGGGCAGCGTTCGATGATTGCGTTATTTCGAAGTGCGACGCGATTTGGATCCTCTGTGTTCCTGGTTGGACTAAGTCCACTGGTGTGAAGGCGGAACGTAAACTGGCGGAGAAATATGGGCTGCCTTGTCGCTTCATTGTTCTACACCCAGAACATCCTGTAGAATCGGACTTGCGGTATGAAGTTGTTGACGCCGAACCCGAGGATACTTATGTGCCGCAATATTTTTCCTGAACAACATCGGTTGAGAATTCCCTTGCACGTTGTAAAGCGACTTCTAGAAGAGCACATAGCAGCCACTAGCGCACTCATTACCCATTATGATAGCTGCAAGGAATGCACTTTAGAAAATTTTTGCAAGATAGCAGTTCCCTTGTACGAGATTTGGCAAACGGCAAAGATGCGTGCGCGTCTTTGTCCACAAGACACTTATGTCGATGAAGATCCTAGTAGCAATCCCGACTTGCCACAAGAATGCCCTTTTAGTCCGAGCCTGTAAAGAGACTTGGGTAAACGAATGGAGCCATTTGGTGGACATTCGGTTTTTCTTTGGGCGGCCTACCTTCTTCCCCTGCACTCCATTGGAAATTTCTTTAGATGTTGATGACGGTTACAAACAACTTCCTCTGAAAGTTCTGGCCATGTATCGTTGGATTCTAGACAATGGTTATGACCGGGTTTTTAAGTGTGACGATGATACATACGTCCACATTCCAAGGCTTCTGTCCTGTGGTAAAGATGAATTTGACTTTGTAGGACGCCCAGATTTAGCCAGTCGTTACACTCACTGGATGCAGGGCGGGGCGGGCTATTGGCTTTCCCGTAAGGCGATGGAATACTTGGTCAATCTTCCTTTAGATTATTGGAAAAGCCACTGGGCTGAAGACCGTCTGGTGGGCATCGCGATGTACAAAAGCGGATTGAGCGTCAGCAATGATCGTCGCCTGTTTGATGCTCCCTGGGTTTGCTATCCTTCTACCCCTGCACCCGGCAATAACAGCATCACAGCACATAAATGCGATGTAGCGAGACACCACGCGATTCACCAGGCATTTGCGAGTATTAAACCCTAATGCTCGTAAAACTTCCTCACCCCGAAATTCGATTTGTTTGGACCACGGATTGGCATTTTAGTGATCTGCCACCGGGCCGCCGCGCCGATGATTATCGGGCCGCGATGTTTGCTAAGTTAGAATTTGAAAGAGAGCTAACAGAAAAGATACATGGGGTTGCAATCACTGGTGCTGATATCTTTCACCGCAAGCATCCCAAGGAGACCAGTGTCAATCTCATCATCAGTCTTATTCATGCTTTGCGCCGTTTTCCTACGGGACGTGTGTACGGCAGTGTTGGGAACCATGATCTCTCCTGGGATCGTTACTCTTCTCTCCCTCACCAACCGCTAGGCGTTTTAATCGCTTCCCAAGCCTATCACAATCTGTGCGAGGAGCCAGTCATTTTCACTAATGAAGATGAAAGCATACACACGTTGGTTGAAGCCTTTCCTTACGACGACGAATTGGTAACATTGGAACGTATCTTGGAAAGAGGGAAGACCCGGCCCAAGGGTATCGATTATCGCATAGGGATCGTCCATCAATTCGGGACACCAGGGAACCGGGGCAACCTGTACAACAGCATTAAGATTGGGTACAACGAGCTCAAGGACGTTGAATATGATTTCCTGTTCTGGGGCCACGACCATTCCCGCAAGAAGACAATGACGGTTGGCAATGTTACCCATATCAACGTGGGCAGTATGGCGCGGGCCGCGTTTGACTACGATGAGTTAGACCGCCCGGTAGTCGCGGTGATCCTTGCGATGGGTAAGGATGGGGTGAAGATACAAGAGAAGCCTATCCCGGTCAAACATATCGATCTAGTTTTCTCAAAAGCCGATAAAGGAATGGAGCAGGTCCGGAAGTCTGACGCTGTAACAGAACTTTTCTCGGAGATGGATGAGGCCGTAAGCGGGATTGATATCGGTTCAGCAGATTTTCACGCTGTACTCCGGGCGCTATGCCCGGACGACCCAAAACTCGTACAATTTGTGGAGGAATTATGCGTCTAGAACTTTGGCAGTTGCTCAGTTTCATAGGCGCAGCGGGTTTTCTACTCGCGATCCCTGCCGGAGCGTTGGTTAGCCGATACCTCCGCAAACATCGTAGTTTGCAACAGGACCGCTAGTTTCCGTCCTTTGTCGCTTGCTATTTCATAATTGAATCCTATGTCTCGCCCGGTCCATGAACGAACGTACATGTCCCTTTGGCATGTGGGACTAATGTGCATCGGGATCTTTGAGTACCAGGCTCATAAAGAAAAGCTTGCTGAGCGTCCAATAATCAGCTTAATCGCCAGGGCACTTTCGGTTGGGATGATCCTCTTCCACGCAGATGCTGCGATAGGTGATGCGCTTGACACACCCAAATGCCTTTCGAGATTTCTTCTGGAAAAAGCCACGGGCATCAATTTCGAACTTTCAAGACGCTGAATCGGTATTACCCATCAATGGCGAATATAAACAAAGGCATTCCTAACATCTGGTTCTCGGGTGACAAGCACTTGTTTCACGAGTTCATGGTCCGAGGTATGCCGGAGTGCGATAATTGTGGCAACAGGGTGAGCAATGAAGATGCGAAGAACGGCTTCTCAACCTGCTGCAAAGCCGCCGTGCTTACAGCGGAGCATCCACCGCGCCCGGGATTCGCCAACATTTGGGACATGAATAAAACCATCATCAACAATCATAACGAGGTTGTTGAAAAAGGTGATTTGGTCTACGAAATCGGAGATTTTGCAGTCAAGTGTTCTCCACAACAAGCTCGTGACGCCCGTTACAAAATGAAAGGTAATTTTTACTTTCTCCGAGGAAACCATGATCAAGTAGCCGAGAAGATTCCTGACTGTTGGATTTGGATGAAAGACTTGTATCGGTTCAAGCCCAAGGGTTGGGGTGACATTCCACACATCGTTCTGTGCCACTATGCTATGCGTGTTTGGCACGGTTCACACAAAGGAACGTGGCAACTATTTGGGCACAGCCATAATCAACTTCCTGAAGAGCCAAGGTGGCTGGCTTTTGACGTTGGGGTTGATGCCCATAACTTCTATCCGGTTTCCATCCAACAAGTAATTGACAAGATGGCTAAGAAAATGCCGCTTTGGGAAGCGTGGAAGAAAAGACTCGGGAAACAGGGAGGAGTGGGAGATTGAGCATAGAGGATTTCTGGAACGTACCTCCCCGACATGCGTATCCGGACGTGGGCACACTTATAGAGGAGACAGCGCGAAAGTTGAACGTCTCTCCTCGAGACCTGAAGGTCTTCGTCAAGAGATTTGTAGGCTTGGCAAACGACCGCATAGAGGAAGTTGTGGGGTTCAATTCCGCTCCGGCCCGCCGCGCCTGCGCCGCGCTTTCTGAATTGATAGTGGAGGAGAAAAATGTTGGGGCGGATGACTCTGGGAACAACTATGTGTGTTTGGCAAGAATGGGTACTAAGGAGTCCTCTTGACGGAGATATATCAGCGCGTCGCAACTAAATTCGTAGAACGTATTCACGAAGTCTGGAATTCCGAAGAGACCCTGAAAGAAGAGTTTCTAAAGAGCTTTCCTCATTTACCTTTCACCCGCACCGACAATTGGCAACTCATAGCGCATAAGCTCTTCCGTGACGTCTGGCTGGAAGCAGGGCCGGAAGTCAAAGGGGAACCAACCGGATATGATAAGATGGTTGTCATGCGCATAGTGCACCCGAAGCTGGATTACAATTTGTTTACACAGATTCTGCTCAACCTTCAAAACTATCTCGGCATAGGCTACGCGGTAGAGGACGCGGAACGCGAAATTCTAGAGCTGAAAACCAAATGGCCGAAGGAGGCGAAGCTAGATCCCTTTAAACCGGGTAGCAAGATGGTCAAAAATGCTTCCAATTTTGAAGAGATCGCTTACAACAATGTTCTTTCAACGCAGCGAGCGCATAAGATCATCTCGGAATTTAGCGGAGGGACTAGTTTTCGAGTTTCTCCAGCCGGCAGCACTCCGGCCTTTGCCGACAGCCGGAATATATCGATGATTGGTGTAGGTGGGGACAAGTACCTTCGCACATTATCTACCTTGGCTCCTTACTACATCACTTGGGAACAAGCGCCTGAAATGGCGCGGTTGGATGATCGTCCCGGTTTTCCAAATGGCCTTTGGTTTTGGGCGGAAGGGATTTCTTACCCGTTTGTTTCCAAGTCCGGAGGAGAGACTCTACAGGATGTTCTATTCGCCCGCAAGATCATGTATGAGGTCTTTTGGGGCGTAGACATAACCCAGAAGCAGTGTATCCAGATTCCGCGGATGAACTCCGTGCTGGTGATCACTGGTAAGCCCGCGCCGGATTTGAAGATTGTGGTGGAGAAGTTGCAGGCCCGTTGGCCCGGTGTGATTAGCTTTTATGAAGGAGCGCGGGGATGAAAAAAGTCACTTTTGATAATTTGCCCATGGCATTGCAAACCGCCGATGATAAGTGGATCGTACTGTTTGTTTTGAACAACGTAGAGTTTTCTTCAACCAAAATCGAAACCAAAGAAGAAGCGATGGCTGTTGTACAGCGGGTGGAAGAACGAGTCAAGGAATGGGCCGCTCCAGGGGGAGCGTGGGTGGAAGAATTGGAAGATCCGCCCCGGCTGGAAATCCCCGGTCCGAATTCCAATCGCTAATGAATAGCTGATTTTAGAAATTCAGCAGTAGTATATGAACATGAAACGCAGCCTATCACTATCGAGCTATTATCTGTTGCTTAGCAACGGCTGCGCGGAGGTTCGCGTCGGATAAAAGACGAGAACTGACCGAAAGCAGCCGCCGAAAGGCGGCATTTTTATTGTTCGGACGCATGCGATGGGAGAATTGGCTGATCCCAGTGGTCCGTAAAACCACCGCCCTCAGGGGCATGGGGGTTCGATTCCCTCGGCATGCACCAGTTTAGATGTAGACGTGCGCTTGTGGCGAAATTGGCAGTCGCGCCAGCTCGAGGGGCTGGTGGTCGCAAGGCCGTGTCGGTTCGAGTCCGACCAGGCGCACCAAGTTTGCAGCTGTGGTGGAATTGGAAGACGCGCTGGACTTAGGATCCAGTGGCCGAAAGGCCGTGCAGGTTCGATGCCTGTCAGCTGCACCAAGATTTGCGCGGGTGATGAAATTGGCAGCCATGTAGGATTCAGAATCCTATGCCCTTCAGCAAGGCGTGCCGGTTCGACTCCGGTCTCGCGCACCAAGTTTGCGGTTATGGCGGAATGGCAGACGCGCTAGGCTCAAACCCTAGTGGGAGCAATCCCGTGGAGGTTCGACTCCTCTTAGCCGCACCAATCTTCTAGCTGTTCTCCTTCCTTTACCCGTAGTTTACTTTGAGAGGCAGAGACTCTAGGTCTAGTTTGTGGTAGGAATCCAGCCTCTCCCGAGCCATAGGAGGCCGCGCTTGTTAATCAGTCCAAAACCTCTTGAGAAGATGATTGAATCCGCCACTTTTCGGCTGGATATGGATTCGACTTTGTTTACCCTGGAGGAGATCCCTCGTCTTTATCATTTGTTTTTGTCATTAGCCGAAGAAGTGAAAAAGTTGCAAGTGGAGAGTAACAAACTTTATGGGGGTGATGACATCTATGAAGAAAGTCTCCTTTAACCCGACCACCGAAGCCTTCACAATCACTTGTTGCAAGTTCTCGGTCTCCGCCAAGTACAAGTACGATTGCGCAAATAAGTTCCTCAACCATGTTCGTCGACATCATTCAGACGAGTACGAGAAATTGAAAATTCAGGCGCGCAAATTAGCTCGAAGCCAAAACGGCTGCGGATATTTTGACGCCGGTGAAGACGGTCCGACTTCGGGCTGGGCTAAGGCAGGCCACGAATTCAGAGAAGCCTGGGTTCGACAAGCATTGATGGACAAGTTCGCAGCCGGGCAAAGTCCGTGGGGAGGATAGCATGAAAACTCATCTCTTGGTGGTGGACGACGACAACGATGTTCGCGAGGGACTCGCTATGCACCTTTCGGACTTAGGGTACGCGGTTCGCCAAGCACGAAGCGGCGACGAGGGTCTAGAGTACTTCCACAATCGCGGGCCGTTTGGTTGCGTGATTTCCGACTACCAAATGCCTGGTTTGAAGATCAGGGACGGTGTGGCGATGCTCGCAGCCATCCGCGCCGAAGTACCGGAGCAGAAATGTATCATCCAATCTGCCAGTTGGAACTTAGCGGAATTGATGGAGGAGATGGGGATTGGGGATATTCCGATTCTGCACAAGCCTTACAGTTTGAAAGAGATGGCGGAGGCTCTTACGAAAATGGGAGTGTTGGCCGATTATGGGAAGGCCGATCTCGACGACATTCGTTACGCTCAAGATTGTGAGTCAACAGATGGTGGAGTAGACGGCATAATCCAAGGATGGAAGAAATGAAAAGTTGGTTAACGGCCACACTCACCGTTCTCTTTTTGGTCTTGACTGTAATTCGTTGTGCACAGATTTATCAGACGATCCAGTTAACGCACCAAATCGAACACCGGCTCAAGAAATGAATTTACCCACCCGCATCGGTTGCTTCAAAGGTCCATGGGGCTTTTTGTCCAACTTTGCCCCGGCCAAAGTCAAGCTGTGGATAGACGAACGAAATGTTCCCTACGCTCACGACATCCATCTGTTCATTGCTCTCGATGTAGAAGAATACGAGAGTGTTGAACATGCCTATCACGCAGCCAAGTTTCTAGACCCAAAGATTCGCGCCTTATTCCGATTGGCCATATCACCCTCCGACGCTAAAGCGCAGGCTCACAAGCTCAAAGACAAGATTCGTCCGGATTGGAAAGAAGTCAGTCTGGTCATTATGAAGGACCTAGTCCTCCAGAAGTTCGCCGGCAGCATCATGCGCCGGAAGCTGCTGTCGACATTCCAAGCGGAGTTAGTCGAAGGCAACTGGTGGCATGACAACTTCTATGGTGATTGTCTCTGCGAAGACTGCGCGAACATCCCAGGCGAGAGCCATCTGGGAAAAATACTCATGGAAGTACGGGGGATCATCTATGCTCGTGGTTTGTGCAAAGACAACTAAAACGATGGACGGGACCTACCGCGTTACCCGTTGCCTGCATCCTTGGGAATCGATCGTAACCTGCGGAGTTCTAGCCGTTTATTTTCCGGACATCAAGCAAAACGATGCTCTCGATTTCATGACTTGGGTACGAAATTTTCAGCCTCTTTTTACGGATGTGATGGCCGCCGTTATCAGTGATGGATTGTTCTGGAGGACCGGGTCAATAGATGCCCCAACTTCTATAAGCATCCCAACATCGGAAGCTGAAAATCTTATCGACGCCGCGTTTGGAAAAGTTATCATAACCCCAAACGACAACGATCTCAAGTTTCTGAAGTCCCTGCGGATCAAATGGAGTTCCGATGAAGAAGTTGAAGCCTAAGAAGCCGAAGATCAACCCGGACTACACTTGGTTCGATCTCAAGGTTGTCCGATCGCCCATCCACCGTTATGGTGTTGTCGCGAACGTGGACATCTCGAAGAAGAAATGGGTGATAGAGTACACTGGCGTCCTCATGAATCGCAGGCAGCACCGGTGGATGATCGACAATACTTCTGAGGAGCGCCAGATTTACATTTGGCAGGTGGCCAAAGGGCAAAACGATAGTGCAAACTGGGATTGGGTTATCGACGGCTGGACGAACGGTAGCGGAGCGGAGTTCATCAACCATTCCTGTGACCCCAACCTGTACATGCATTTCATTGGACGCCGGGGCTATTATGTTTCTCTTCGCCCGATTAAGAAGGGCGAAGAACTAACCATTGACTATGCTTTTCGGTGGGAGAAAGATGAGAAGCGCCGGGTGAAGTGTAATTGTGGAAGCCCGAAATGCCGAGGCTGGATCAACAGAGAACGATAATCTAACTGAAATTGTTAATTTCCCAGTAATATGTAGAGGACGGCGAGACTCGCACCACTACGCTCTAGTAAGACCAAAGAGACTTGGGCCTTCGTTGGACCGTCCACTAGCACTGCGAAATTTCTTAGTGCGCTGCAAAGTGCGCTCGGGGATAAAGTAGCAGTGCAACCAGAAGCTAAGGTTGCCCAGCGATAGAGGCGAAGCCGGATATTGCACTGGGTTGGCGAACAGCGACACCGGACCTGCCCTCCGGACTATCTGGTTACATGGCATAATTTTATGGCGACGAAGATACCAACGATGCGACCGCAACCCCGAGTGCTCGGGGTTTCTGAAGGCGACTAAGCCTTCGAACCCTGAGCGCAATGCCAGGGTTTGTTCCGGATTCAATCCCAACAATTCACTGGCTTCCCCGTTTTGATATCGGGACATGGCGCAGTCTGGTTAGCGCACCGGTCTGGGGGACCGGGGGTCGCCAGTTCGAATCTGGCTGTCCCGACCAATTTTTGAATCGACCGCATAGCTCAAAGGTTAGAGCGGCGCAAATGGACAGGGCGTGGCAAGGGCAGCAAGTTGCGGAAGAACCGAAAAGGCTGTTGAGCCGGAGGCCGGGGATAATCCGGTCACTCTACGGAGTGTAGGGAATCGCGTTGCAGCTGTCTAAACGGCGGAAGCCGGATGGGGTTCGAGTCCCCTGCGGTCATCAGTTTAGGAGTATCAGGGTATAGCTCAGCCTGGTAGAGCGCACGTTTCGGGAACGTGAGGTCGCTGGTTCAATCCCAGTTACCCTGACCAATTTAGGAGGATGTTATGGGGTTGAGGCTGCTGCTTGTAGGCTTGATGGTTTCAGGAAGCCTGATGCTTGGTGCAAGTGTGCTTCTCAGCGTCATGGCTCTGGTTGAGAAGTACCGGCCATCGGGTAAGTTTTAAGTTTCGGCGATTAGCGCAGTCGGGTAGCGCACATGCCTTGGGCGCATGGGGTCGGGGGTTCAAATCCCTCATCGCCGACCAATTTTGAGTGTGCGGTCGGGCACCCCACTCCTTGCTTCTGCTTGGGTGCAAGTGGTGCATGCGAGTGCCGACCGCCTTGAATTTCGGAGGAACAATGTTCGAGGCAGACAAATGGCAGCACAAGAATTGCGGCGGGCAACCCCGTGAGTTTGAGCCAGGAAAATGGGAGTGCACGAAATGCAACGGTGCATGGTACGCCGGGGTTGATTTCTTCAAGTACCTGGCAAATGTAGTGTTCGTGGCTCTGTAGACTGGAGACGGTTCCAGCGTGGCCTCATAAGCCAATCACGTCGGTTCGATTCCGACTAGAGCCACCAAATTTAACTTTCAAGAACTATTTCAGCGCTGTGGCAAGGGAACCGGCTCCTTCTTTGGTCCGGCCAGCGCATAACACATAAGGAGGATATCAGATGGCTATGCACACGTCCCATACCGCGTAATGTGTGGGCGGAAAGGCTTAGTCATATGGATCATCCGAAGGATCGCCGGGAACGGCGGGCCGTGCGGGATGTTGTAATCGCTCGTAGAAAGTTTATCGTCACCCAAATTTGGGGACAAGACTCATATAGTAAGAGCAGCGACTTTCAACGTAAGTGGATCGCTGAAATGGAGTGGGGTAAGTACGCCAAGTTCAATTTGAACTGTGGTTGTATGATGTGCCACTCTCCGAAGTATCTCAGTGCCAAGCGCAAGCGCCGGTTGGCCCTAAAATTTTCTGAGTCACAGGCAGAATTTCGCCATAATGACAACGCAATTAAGTATTGAAGATTGATGGCAAAGACCAAGAGATCGGAACTTAGAGAAAAATTGCTGGCCTTGGTGACGGAGATGGGTGTATTGCCTCCTGCCGAAGCCAAGCGGCTCGCGAGTAGACTTTGTGACATGGCATATGGTTGGATGAGGACTCCTGAATCTGAAGGAGATGCTTTTCTGACAGCTTTCAAAGCCAAGTTGCTTGAAGAGTTTTCGCCGAAGGTGAAGAAGAGAAAGGAAAATAGTCGGGGTGGTGGGCTTAAAAGCAGCCATCCTCAATGAGTGTCTCGCTGAATCCTCGAATACGAGGTCGTGGCTGCCGAAGAAGGGCCGAACGTACTCACGCGGAAGGCAAGAGGATTGCAGTTCAGCTACCGAGTAAGAAGCGGCTGACCGACATTGAGTTGTGGCCAGGACTTTAGCGTAACAGCACGCCTCGACTTTACGACTTTATGATTTCAAGTGGCTGCTCCGCACTAAACGACGGAGCGAGGAACTAAGTATCATTGAGGGATACCAGCCACAGTTTTGAAGCGGGGTAGAGCAGCCAGGTAGCTTGTCGGGCTCATAATCCGAAGGTCGTCAGTTCAAATCTGACCCCCGCAACCAATTTGGAAGACCGGAGTCCGCGGACCCATCCGAGGCTATAGCGTCGTGCATCATAGCACTAGGCCAGTTTGGCTGATGGCGATTAACTGCCCAAACACAGTATCGGATACCCGGTCACCATTTTTGTATCAGTCAGTCCGGTGGGAGTTGCATCAACCATATGTTCGAACCGGATCCGGCAGGAGTCGAGATGGGCGCACTCGAGCTGACGTAGCTTTGGTCCGAGGCCCGTTATGGGCGAGTGGCCTTAGCGGGGAAGCTCCCTTGTCCCTTTACCCGTGGTTGGGAGTCCGCTGCAGCGGATCACGGGTCACATTTTAGGAGTGAGAATGGGTAGCCCTTCAGAATATAACAGACGGCAGTGGCTTTCCGACAATCCCCATCATTATGTAGCGTCTCGGGGAGAAGAACCTCTCCCTTTCTTAAAGTGCTCGTCATCGGTCTGTCCCAGACCAGCGAGCATTACTCGGAACAAACTTGTGTTCTGTCAACCCTGCTTTGACCAGGACGAGAGACTAAAGAACGACTATCGACCCGGACTATGAACCTCTTCCAGCTAGGCCAATTCAAACTTCATTCAGGCCAAGTCTCAGATTTCAAGATCCAATGTGAAGCGTTGACGGACGCTGACCTAGACTGCATAGCGTTTCTGTTGTCCCGTAGGGTGCCTCCGTTTGGTTCGGTTGAAGGTGTTCCGACGGGCGGTAATGCTCTCGCCTTGAAGATGGAACGTTATATTGTGAAAGGAAATCATCGTCTGTTGGTTGTAGACGATGTGTTTACTACCGGAAGATCGCTGAGCAACCCTACAATCCTGAAACTCTGAAGAGGATCGTAAATCTTAATGCGAACTTCCCCAAGGCACTATTCGCTGTGGACATCAAGGGGGTCACGCCGGAGGATTACGAAAAGAATACCCGGAAACCTTTCAAGGCTGAGCTGTTTTGGTCCAATCTGAATGCATTGGTGGATCACGGAATCAATTTCTACATCACCTACACAAATCCGGACGAAAGGTTCCGGCCCGCGTTCGAGTACAAACTCAAATATCACTTCGGAAGCGATGTTCTCAACGACAGCTTTGTGATTCCTTTGATTGACTATGACGCTACGCCGTTCGTGGACATTCGACCGCTGCATGGCAACTCGTGTTGCTCAATGTCCGTGGATGATTGGAACCCTCAAACTTCGGGTGGAAACTCTCCCAAGTTGTAATCCAGAAGCTTCAAGAAAACGTGCCATCCGCAGCCGCCGCCTGCATAGTTGATATCCGGATGTGGGTTGACGTCGTGGAAGAAACTCGCGGTTATGGTTCCGTCAGCATGAACGTGGCGCAGACTGATGTGGGAAATGTGACCGCACTGGCACTTGATAATTGGTCTGCACATCTTCCCCTCCCACTCGTGGGGGATCCAGCACGGGGAGGGGCTATCGTAATCCCCCTTTGGGATCTCCGTTAGTTCCATAAAAGAAAAAGGGCCGGTCGACCGGCCCTCATCTCACTTCACTTCTTGCCGGCGCAGGCCGACTTACAGCTTTGCTTTTACGTCAGCCACAAGAGTCTTCACTTCGGCAACCGCCGAAGTTTCGTACTTCTGGAGGGCTGTCTTGACGGCGGCCAACTTGGCAGCGTTCTTCACGCGGCCCGCTGCAAAGCCACCGGCGAATACAACAAGAGCAGCAACGATTGTAACAACCATGGTTTTACTCCTTCAGGGTGATCTACCCTCTACTTCAATACTCCGAAGTTGAAATTCTTGGGTGCTATCGGAACCAAATAAGAAGGCATTTATGTCCACGCAGGTTCATCCTCTCAAATTCGGCTGTCAATGTGCTAAATGTGCAAAGCTCTCAACACTTTCGATGTGGGACCTTCAATTCCTTTGGAGTATCGGGGTAGCCTGGAGCAAGCGAAATTTGAAACCTGAACTCCCCAAAAAAGTATCCAAATGAAGTATTTAGCCATAGGAGAATGCTTATGGTCTTGGATGCCGCGATTGAAGAACTCACCCGTAAAACACTAAATGAAATTTTTGCCCACGTTGGAGACATTCCAAGCGATGGACGCACCGAGCTTCATGGCGTGATGGACTCATATTTCACCAAGCGCCAACAGCTAGAGATGGAAGCCGACCGGAAGGCTTCTTTCCTATCTTCGCCAACGAATTTGAAAATTGAAGTGGGCCGCCCGGACGGATTTTGACTCGAGTCGTACACGTCCGGCAAGCTAAGTTCATACAATTCGCGCCAGGTAACGTCTACATCGGGCGCGACTATCAAGAGTTTGAAGACGAAGGATGGGGCAACCCTTTCCACATTGGCCCTGACGGTGACCGAGCTGAGGTGCTGCGTAAGTACCGAAAGTGGATTTTGGGCAACAAGTACCTGTTGAGTCGTTTGCATCTTCTTATCGACAAGACGTTAGGGTGTTGGTGCAAACCAGAAGATTGTCACGGTGACGTTCTAGTAGAGTTAGTGGAAGGACTTCGGATAGCTTTATGTCTGGGATAGACGACTTTATGTCTGGGATAGACGATTTTTTACACCGGTTTCCTGATTATCCAGTCATGCAACGGCAGTTGGATTATGCTCGTTTCCTGGAGCAACAAGGATTGGTGTTCCTCGTTGAATTTGGTTTTGAAAATGCCGAGGAAATCGCTTGGGCCTTTACTGATCCGATTCCCCAATGAATACCCGCGAGATCGTTTTGGCCTATTTGGACGCGGTTATGGAGCGCACAGTTGCTGCCCATGAGAAACTATGCGATGAAGGAAAGTGCTCTCTGGATGCTCCCTGTCCTTATTGCAAGGTCAACGAGATCCTAATGGAAGAGTTAGAGAAGCTAAAGTGAGCGAACGTCGCTGTCCCCAGCAGCTAACCTGGGATGACTTCCCCAAGCGAAAAGAAGCAGACGGTTGGCATTGTCGCAAATGTAGGGTACTTTTAACCGGGCGACGGACTTCTTGGTGCAGCCGGCAATGCGAGCGCGAAGTTCTCTTGCTGGTAGAATGGCCCTACATTCGCATCTGCATTCTCCGTCGGGACAAGTTCCGGTGTCAAACGCCGTTAGAGTCGGGAGGAGTTTGTGGCAAAGGTGCACATGAGGTAGACCACATTGTGGAGCTAGCCGATGGAGGTAGCTTTAGTGATTGGGCTAACCTTCGTGCAACCTGTGTAGATTGTCACAAGAAAAAGACAGCTGAAAACCGCACAGCCCGCGCGAAGAGGAAGAAAGAAATTGCCAGTAAAACACCAGATCCTCCAAATCCAGTATTACAAGAGTGAGGTGCCTTATGGCCGCAAAAACTATTAAAGTCGCTTTCACCAGTTTGAAGGTTGGAGCCTATTTCACCATCAATGGTGAACGTTTCAAGAAGTATTCCGCTCTTACCTACGAAAGCCTGGACAATTCCATCCTTGGCGAGACTTACTCTGTACCGAACTTGGTGGTGGAAATCGTCGCGCCGGTCAATCCGGCTAAGACCGCAAAGGTCGCTCCGAAGGCCGCCAAAACCAAGAAGCGGTAGTCCCGTGGATGAACTCTACACTGCCGAGTTACGACACCACTTGGAAACTTGCACCAAGTGTGTCGATCCCAGCAAGGATGGCGGTGATGCTTTTTGGTGCTCTGAAGCTGAAATGTTGTTTCAGATTTTTCGAGTCCAGGTAAAGGCTAACGAATTTCAGTTCGCTTTGGTGAATTAAATTTGAATACAAATGCTATCCGTGAGGCCGCTTTACCTCACCTGAAGGATGTTGTAGGATCTCTGCTAGTTACAGAGAAGACATCTTTAAGCCGGACATTGAATGTCTTAGCAGCTTGGGCAAAGGCTCATCCTCCACTTCCGGTTGTACGGGGTGAATGCGCAGTCTTTATGGTTGGGGAAGGTCGTCGATGCGGGAAACCAGCACCATTTCCGTTTAACGACAGTTCTCGAGATGCTGATTTCACACGATGCATTGAACATCAGGAAGAACATATGGCCTGGTGCAAGAAAATGGGGCTCGAATAATTATGTCAGTTTTCCAGAGGCAGAAAGTCCATCGAGGCAAGATGGCCAAATGCAAACTCTGTTTGGCCAAGATTGCTGCACAAGATCCGGCATTCGCGGCACAATTTGCAAAATCTGCACAACCACCGCGTAAGGGGAGCAGCAGAGGCTGATATGGGCTTTCACTTCTACACCAAGTGTGATTGTTTCGATAGTTGTACGGAAGATCACAAAGACATAAGGCATGAAGGAAAGTGTCTCAAGTGTCGCACGAAGGTTCTTTTTGAGACTCAATTGGACCGCATCGAACGCAAACTCAATGAGATAAGGAGCTGACCGTGGGAAGAGGGATTCTAAAGCGCAAGAATGCCATCAAGAAGATGTACTTGGGACAGATGGACAAAGAAGTGGAACGTTTGACAGCGGAAAACAAAGCTCTCAAGGAAGACCCCACTTCTGTCATCGGTAGGTTTATCGGCCAGTTTAACGAAGTTGTCAGCCAGAACCAGCGGCTGTCCACTTTGGCCTGTGCGATGATAGATCTTCAAGGCGGCAGCGTAAAAATTACCCGCGATCAGATTGAAGTTTTCCGAGGCAAGCGACTCAGCATAGAAATTGCTACGCCCGAAGGTGGCGTCGAGAATCTGGATACTGCGACAGAATATGTATTCACGTTTAAGGCCGTGGAAGCTACGGCTCCCACCGGGCCAGTGGCTCCTCCAGCCGAGATCCATCCTTGCACGGATCCCGAATGTACGTTGCCTAAGGACCTGAAACATACGCACAGTGCAAAGCCGGTTGCCGGCGAAGCGGTGCCAGTCCCGGACGCCCCGGACGCCGACGAACCTCAATCTGGCAAGGTGGCCATTGCTGCCTCAGAGGTAGAAAGTACGCCTGAACAGGTAGAAAGTACGCCAGCCGAATAAGTCGCCGAAGCCAATAGTCGCGAGGCTCCGGGGAGATAGCTAATTAGTGGGGAGGAGGCTTTCCTCTTACACTATTGAAACTGCTTTTTCCTTTGGAGGTTAGTTTGCCCAATCCTCGCGTGCTGTTCGTTCTAAAACAACGCAATGGATACGAATCTAGTGGCTTGTCCAATTCTGTTCGTTTTGTAGTGGATATGCTATGGGCGGATGGAATTGAAGCTGGCAGCGTCGAGGTTGTAGACAACAATTCCATACATCGCGAAGTCACCCGTTACAAGCCCACCCATGTAGTGATTGAAGCTCTTTGGGTGGTGCCATCCAAGTTTGAAATTCTCCAAAATCTAAATCCGAATGTCCATTGGGTAGTTCGCACTCACAGCGAAATTCCTTTCCTAGCTGGGGAAGGCATTGCCATAGACTGGTGTTGCAAGTGCGTAGAAATGCCCAATGTTGCGGTAGCCGCTAATTCCGCCGCCGCCGTTCGAGATATGCGACGGATAGTACAAGCCGCGCATCCCGGTTGGAGTTCGGAGCAAATTGAGGCGAAGGTTTTGGATCTCCCTAATTTCTATCCATTTCACTTGCGCCTTCCCCATGGGAAGAAACCGGACAATTTTCTAGATGTAGCTTGCTTCGGTGCTATTCGACCATTGAAGAATCAATTGTTGCAAGCGGTGGCTGCCACCGAATATGCCGGGTTTGTTGGGAAGACACTACGATTCCATGTTAACGGAACTCGATGTGAACAAGGTGGCGATAATGTACAGCGCAACTTACGAGCTTTGTTCAGCAACACGGATCACCAACTAGTTGAGCACGCTTGGCTTAACCATAAAGATTTCTTAGACACCCTTTCAGAAATGGATATGGGGATGCAAGTTTCGTTTTCCGAAACCTTTAACATAGTGGCCGCCGATATGGTCGTGTCTGGGCTGCCGATCGTTACTTCACCTGAGATCACTTGGGTGACGAAATGGTGTCAGGCGGAACCGACGAACTCTGAGGACATCGTCGCGAAGATGATGCGAGCCAATGACTGGCGTCTAAAAATGACGCTGCGAGTATTAAACCTACGCGGTTTGAAACATTACTGCGAGCATTCGAAAATGCGTTGGCGAGAATACTTGCTTAGTCGTTAATCTTTCATATCCGAGCGGGACGTGTGTGTCCCGCTCATTCTTCCAGTATTGAGTTTTATGGCCCGTCAAATAATCATCATTCTGCTCGCTCCTTTTGCTCTAGCTTCCTTGGTTTTCCTTTGTATCCTTATGGTTCGAGCTGTCTTGAGACAATGGCTTGTAGAGGACTCCTGGTGAGAAACATCGACAACGCTTACGAAGCCTGGCATTTCCTGTATGACCATCCGTCTTTCATGCTGCGTGAACGCCACGAGATCCCGCCCGAAGATTACGACATGTTGGAATCGCGAGGATTTCTCGTAAACAAGGACCGGAGTGGCAAGTGCTGGCGCCAAATGCGGCATCTTTACCGCCATGCTGTGGCCATGAATTTGACCATTGGCTACATGAAGGTTGATGCTACCGGACATACCACAACCGCGCCGGGGGTCGCCAAGACAACCGATGTTTGGCTCGAGCTTGGCCCCGAGAGCTACGATTATGACGGTGATGGATTTGACGAGACCACACTACAACAAACCCATGATTGGCACTTAGACTGCGGAGGGCCAACTTTTGATGAGGCTTTGGTAACTTTGGCCAACAAGGTCTTAGCAAAGTACGGGGATTACAAGGAAACCCATCCAGAGTCCCATTGTCAAACCTGTGTGGACTGCCAGCAAGCGAAGGAAATTTGTAGCCGTTTGGGAATCTAACTTCGTAGATTCGTATGAATGACTAAAAGTGAATTGATTTAAGTGGGGCACGAGACTTAACAGAAAGAAACAGGAGGCGTCATGTGTATAGATAATCACTAGTGACAGGAGGTCACAATCTATGCGTCATGATATCCGTAAGGATTATCTCAAAAGGGTCTAGCCGCCATCATCGCGGTCATTCTCCGTTCCCGTTCGATCGTTTTCTCAACAGCCGTCTTGGCCGTCCTTGGGATGAAGTGTATTCCGAAGTGAGCCAATCGTTTGATCATCGTTCTTACGCCGGTCATAGCTTCTTTCGCGACCTTCGCTGGCATGTCGCTACCAACTGCTGGATTGGGGCCGAGACCGGAACCCTCTATTCCAACGAGTATGGTGGCTCCGTCGTACAGAACGAATTCTACGTTCATCCCTGGACCGGTATCCTTTCCTGGGCGGAGCCTGTGGATCGTACCTGGCCCAATCCGCCTAAAACCCAAGTGGATATTGAAGTAAAACGGGACGACTACGGCAAAATTCTCACAGGTAAGTTCTACGAGAAGGTTGATGGAATCTGGTACTATTTCGAGACTTATAGCATCGAGCACCAGGGTTTCACTAACATCTGCCCTTACGATGGGTGGCGTGGGGAGACCGTGGAAATTGATGGTGAGAAGCTCTACCGTCTCACCTGGAACGAACACATCAACATCAAACGTCAGCTCAGCAAGAAAGAACTTCGCCAGAACGGTCTGCACAACGGGAGTCGGTTCAATGCCTGGAAGCGTTGCGCTGTCTGCGGGGCGAATGGTTTCCGCTGTATTCACATAATCAAAGAGGAGGCGGAAAAACGCTCGAAACAATGGCCGTATTGCGTTAAAGGATCTTAATCATGTACAGAGCAGTAGATCCGTCTTCATACCATCCCTTGCGGACAGCATGGACCCGGTAGCCCATCTTGAAGTACAACGTCTGGGCTGGGTTGTTTTGCTCAACTTCTAGGCGCACTTCGGTGAAGCCACCTTTGCGATAGAAGTCTTCCGCCGCCGTTAACAGTTTGGCGGCGATGCCGCGTCTGCGATGTTTTGGGTCTACATTTATGGTTCCAATGTAGCCCTGATTACGACGAACTTCTCCTGCAAGGAAGCCAATAATTTCTTTTATCGGATTGCAGAAACCACAATCACAGTCAGTTTTTTCAGCGACCCAAACGTCCATCTTGGTTATCCCTGGCAGGAAATCCTTCTCTTCCCAACGGATAGGAGGTTCAAAACAGAGACATTCCAGCTCATAGAGACGTGGAACTTCTTCCGGAGCAAAGCCTGGACGTATGGTAATCATGTTCAATTCCTGCAATCTCGTTTGTATTTGTTGTCAAAATCCCGGGCTTCCATCGGCTGTTTAGTGCAAAATTTTCCAGCATCAAAACAATCCCTCTCTTCCAAGAGCCAACCGCAGTATTCTTCGTGAGAGGAAAATCCACCTTTTCTTTCAAGTTGCAGCCGATTTGGCTAGCACAACCAACGCATAGAAGTAATGCCAACGCTGTTGCCAAGTGCTACTAGAATATACTGCAAGCAGTGACGGAACGGTTAAAACGTTTTCCCTCTTGGAAGAAATCAGATAGCTTTCCTCGGCGTTTGCATTGACAGGAATGAAAACCACAGGAGGGACACAAGGAGCCGTTACTTTCTCTGAGTTTTCGCACTTGGATTAAAGCAGGTCGCAACAATTGCATCTCTTCAAAAGTTAGCTGGTTACTTTTCAAATTATTGCAATCCCAGCAGCAAACTACACAGTTGTCTCGTAGGTATCCTAGAGCGTTGTTTTTTCTATCAAGATTGTATCGATACCGGCTGCCTTGAGAATACGGTTCCCAAATGATAGGAGCGTCACAGTAATGACAGCTCTTTACTTTTGTAAATTCTAGAAAATGTTCGTATGTGAACAAAACCGGGTTGGCTGCTCTGGTTGAGATGCTGTTGTAGAGACTTTCAAATGGCCGCTTGCGCGTCTTTAACGATTGCTCCCTTCCAATTTTGGTCAAGTGGCATTTCGCACAAAGACCATTTTTCATAGTGCCTTTGTTGCCACAGGCGCAAGTTTTCGACAAATCCAACTTTTGACTGCAACCAGGATATTCGTGGCCACAGTCATAACACCCACTCCCATGTTTGTGAGCAAAAGGTTTTTGTTGAAAATCCCCGTGCTTACGGCAAATGATAGTGACGGGAGTTGAATCATTCTTTATGGTGATAACCAGGGAATAGTCGTACTGATCACCGTGGACAGCTCGCGCTTTGCGAAGAAAATCTTCTACAGTATCTCGTTTTGCCACATATCAGGCCCGCCAGTTGCCTGCATACATGGTAATGATAGTTCTTTTCCCATTAGGATATGTGAGTATTGCAGAATGACTCCAACTGCTTGGGCCGTGGTTGTAGCCCATGCTCAATGTGGTCGAAGTACCAGCCACGTATAATCCGTTCCAGATCCCTGCCGAGTGTGTATGGCCGATGTTTGCCTTGCGGCCTATCTTACTCATCTGCGTGGGTGTACCCCGCGCTCCATCCGCGCCAAGATGTCCGTGCATTCCACACTCAATCTTGCGATTGCAGATGGTATAAGACTCGTCCAAATCCAGGAACTTGGCTGGTGCCTTGAATCCGCCAAATTGGCGCAATAGATATTCGGTGACATTGAGCTCCTTGGTGCCCCGACCCGGACCGTTAAATTCAGTTTCACGTAACGTTGCGAACCGAGCCGCGTTGCCGGCGAAATAGATTTCAGCGTTCTGGGGATCATCTTGTCGTGGGTCGTACTCATCCAAAAATCGATCCATCCACCGATCGTGGTTGGAATTTACAACGACCATTTCTACGCCAGGACGAACATAATCATTTAGCAGGGCTTTGGACACCTTGAGTTCGTACTCTAATGATGTGAGCCCTCGCAAATGCGTCTTGAATCGCGAGTATGGTCGATTCGCTTCATGGTGGTTGACCGAAGCGCCTTCCATAAGGTCGTGGATAAACTGGTATTTGGGCTTGAGGGCGTCCAGCATTTCAATGTTGAGTCGGTGCACCGTCGGGTCTATTGTAGTGCAGTGGATGTCACCGTAGGTGATGGCTTCTACCGGATTGCCAGTAGTAACTTGGCCATTATCCACGACCACGTCCAAATCCTGCATATGCCCGGTATCGTCAGCGTCTAGCTGCCGGACCCACCAGTTGCCATTGTGGTTTACTTCTACCAAGACCGCGCCGTACACGTGATGATGCTCGGCTTTTAGACCGGCTTTCTTCTGAATGTAATTGCGCTTGGTGCAAGTTCCTGTCGTGTAATTGAACTTGGTACCTTCTCCCTGCATCGTAGCTATGGAACGCATGGCCATCTTCGCATGGGGAAAGATGGCGGATTTACGTCCGGAATAGGTTTCAAGACCGGAAAGCGGATCGGTAGCGGTGGGGAGAATGTTCATCTTGCCACACCAGAGCAAGCCAGTGCCTAATTCCACTTGACCATCGTTGATGTAACTTTCGATATCTGGATCATACCAGAGATCTTCATCTTCTTCTTCGTAGGTTCCACGCTTCACAGCCAATGGGCCATAAGCATTTTTGTCATAAGAATAGGTGCCAACGAAGATTTCAGCCTTATAGAATTCAGCCAGGGCTAGAAGGTTCACCCAAAGTTTGTCGTGAACGTAAGTGTTGTTTTGGGCAGAAGTTAAAATGTATCGCTTTACTTCACCGGCTGCGGGTAGTCTTGCTGCCTTAACCGCAACACCGTGGATGGAACCGGCTGCCACTGGTTTGCGTTGTTTGCCCTTTTTCAGATTTCCAGATCGCCGGAGTTGACGGTACACCGAGGAGCGACTGATACTCAATTCGCGTGCCGTAGCAGACACGTTGCCTGCATTATGGTTGTACGACGCGACGATTTTTTCTAGAAGGGCGATCTGTTCAGGTGAGTCGGGGATAGATTTTTTACTCAAACCGTTTCCTCCACGATGGCCGGACAACGCTACACTTAAATACTCCGTAGTGGCGTTACTAAGACGTTACCTTAGTTGGGGTTGATACTCGCTAACACGAGGGTTTGAGAGGTTTTTGAGAGCCTTTAGTGAAGGGGATGTGTTGGCTCTTCTAGTTTCCCCAACAAGACTGGTAACAATGGAATTCACTGCCCAATTTCTTCAGAGAGCGGATCAAGAAAAACGGTCATTCCGGGGATTGCCAATTGTCATAACAGACCCCAGAGGAACGATTCGCGAAGGAGTTGACCCAATGTCAGGCCGGGCTTGGTCTCGCGAAATGAAGTGCGACTACGGGTATATCCCAGGCACTTCCGCTGCCGGCGATGAAGAGAGTGTGGATGTGTACGTCGGTCCTGATGAAAATTCAGAATTTGTCTATGTCGTGGAACAGGTGGGGCCGACCGGCGAGTTCGATGAGTATAAATTGATGCTGGGTTTTCCGAATCTAGAAGCTGCCGAGGAAATGTTTGAACAACAGGGGCCAGAAGAATGGGATGGCCTGGGAGACATTTCTGAAATTCCATTGGAGCATCTATTTGACGCCGTTGAAGAGCACCGGAAGACTGCTGCTGATCCAGATCTCATAGAGAAGTTCGTGGTACAATATGAGCGCCAACGTGGTGTATACGGCAAGGCCGCCGATGTGGTACGGAAAGAGATTGCCGATGCTTGTGAGAAGAAAGGTATACGGTGTGCAGTCGTCTCTCGTGCCAAAGAAGTGGATAGTCTCCGTAAGAAACTGGAGAAGCGAAATGCTCTCCGCCCATACGTAGACTTCAAGGACATTCGAACAGATATCAAAGATTTAGCCGGAGTCCGAGTCGCTCTTTACTTTCCTATTGATCGGGACGGGGTGCGAGACATCATCAAAAAATTATACAAAATGGCGCGGCCTGTGAAACATTTCCCTGAAGATCGTGGTCCAGAAGATGGTGAAGACTATGAGGCAGACCATTATGCCATCAAGTACGCGGGTTTGATTGTAGAGATCCAAGTGGCTTCAGCTTTGATGCTCGCCTGGTCCGAGGTCGCCCACGATTTAGTTTACAAGCCAAGAATGGGCGAAGTGACTCCGGCTGAGTATCAATTATTGGACGAGCTTAAAGACATTGTGAAGGCGGGTGAGCACACTGTCACCCAGTTGCAAGATTCAGTTATGAGTCGAATCGCTAGCATTCCTTCGGAAGCGCAGCGCGTGGCCGCTCGGTTGTACGCCACAACCATACTCACTCGTCGCAACGAAATCTTGGCAGGTGGCGTTTAGAACAGAGGACACCTAAATGGCGCTGGCTCCCTTCACTAAGATCGTCATCGATAAACGCGAAGAGAGAAAATTTCGCCGTCGTGCTCTCGCGCACTATCCCTATGAGCATATCGAAGCCTTATGGGGTGAAGTGCGTGGGGACACTGTCTATGTTGTTGCTTTTATGGCTATGGAGCATAGAAGTTCTCTTAAATCTCTCCAGTATGAAGACGCAGAATTAGATGAGCATGAAGATGACGCAAAGGATGCACACCTTGAATTTTTAGGTACCATTCATAGTCATCCTGATTGTAACGATAATCGTTTTGGAGATCGGGATTTGGCAACTATGCAAGAATCCCAGGAATCAGTTATGGGAATTTTAGCTATTGAAGCCGAAGTGAAGGGCAAAAAGCTCAAGAAGCGCCGGTGCCGGGTTGCATACTGGCCCTCTACAAGACCGTTGGAAGTTATACGTAAGGAATGGGATGCATCCACTTCTAAAAAGATTAAGCGACCGCGTCGCGCTGGCGTCAAACTCAATTACGCCACGGCATCCAGCCGCAAACGCAAGCGCCGATAAAATCGCGAAACTTCCCCTCGTCAAGACGGCTCCTTTCATAACGGCGCTGAACAGAGTCAAGGATCAAATCATCGGCAAGAATCTGGGCAGCTTAGAAATCGCCCAAATCCTTAACAGTGCGCTGTATTCTTACCACATAACATTTGAACCAGGAATGGGAAGTGAGTCAGGGCATCCTGACCAAGCTAGGTTTCATATCATCCGGGGTTGGATGGACGACAATTCCAACATTGGCATCGAATATGAAAATGATTTCTATGAACAATTTGACGACATGAGTGACAACGAGTGGAATGACTTCGTTAAAACTGTGGTCGCGATCATAGCTCACGAGGCCACCCATCGTAATCAGATGGAGAGCATTAAAGAGAAGTACCAATACGAAACCGGTGCGAATTACCACTACAAAATTGATCAAGCGATACGTAGTTTCGGAGGGGTGCCCACCGACATTTTCAAATACATGTCCAATCCCCACGAGATCGCTGCGTTTGCTCGCGAGGCCGTTGAAGAGTTGCGTGCCGTGGGGTATTCCGATGAACGCATCTTAGAGACTCTTAGAAATCGGGAAGAGCTCAAACACATCGTTGGTGATGCTCACACATTCTGGCGGTATTGGGATTTCTTCGGACCGGGAGATCCAGTCTTCACCAGACTTCTGCAACAGATGTACAAAGTGTTGACTAACAAGACGGCTGCTTTGAAAGCTGAAGGTCTGTTACGCCTGCACGACATGATTAAGAACAATCCTAGTCGCCTTCGCACGCGCGAAACCCATATTGCTGAAGCAGTTTTCGAGCGTCAACAGCCCGCGCTTTATGAGCTCTTGAAGCAGGTCCAAAAGACTACGCGAAAAGATGAACGCATTCAAGAAATACTAGGGGATACCGTTCTGCCCGCTCTCCAAAAGGCCGACGATCTATTTGCAAAATACAAAGATGGCGATGAATTTCTAATCGATCAAGCGTTGACTAAACAGGAACATGCATTGATGACGCTGCACAACATCATAAGGATTTTGAATGAAGTAGAGCAAGACAACAAGACGGCAGCGGATGTTCACAACGAAGACAACGGAGGCTTTGAACCCTGGATAGGTGTAGATCTGGACGGTACGTTGGCTGAGGAACAGAAACCCTTCCAGGAATATGGCATCGGTGCTCCTGTCCCGGCGATGGTGAAAAAGGTGCAGGACGCAATTGCTTTAGGAGAATTGGTGAAGGTCTTCACCGCCCGCCTAGCAGTACCGGAAACTCATGATCGGCTCCAGGTTGTAATTCGGGAATGGACTAAGAAGTTTGTTGGTGTGCCTTTGGATTCTACATGCGTCAAGGATCCGGGCATGAAAGAGATCTGGGACGACCGGGCGCGGCAAGTGGTGAAGGATACCGGCGAGTTTAAGTGCGCTTCTATCAAATTGTATCGGGGGATGTCGCAAGATGAATATCAAAATCTGTTAAAGACCCACGTCCTTCAGCCCAACCCGCATAATCCTCACAATAATTGCACCCAGGATTTGGAGACTGCGAAATTCTACACTAAGCAGCACGATGATCCCGGGGTTGTGGTGGAGTTTTCCGCACCGGTTGATGCTGTGATTGAAGATGAGATCTACAAAGGCGATTACAGGCTGATAAAACCCGTTCCGTTGGAAGAGATAAAGACCGCTGGTCAAGGTAGAGACATAACACGTCGCCAACACTCGGATCATTCAGAGAACGACATCACCATGACGGATCCGGAACATCCGTTTACTGATGAGATGGAGAAAGTCAAAGAGGCCAAAACCGGTCTGCATCCCAATCACAATGTGCAAATAACTCTACCGCCCGCCGCCGTCGCTGAAGTTGCCGGGGCTTCTAAAAATATTCCCGACGCTGAGCTAGGCATAGATGGACGCGAAGATGATCCGCATATCACTGTTAAATTCGGGGTTAGGGATGACATAGACACTCTAGCAAATGTAGTTGAGTCTGTTATGCCTTTTAGCGTTACACTTGGGAAATTAAAAGTGTTTCACGCTGAAGGAGAGCAAGTGGCTGTTGTGGCAGAAGCTCAATCGCCGGAGTTGCCGAAGTTACACAAACTTGTAGACAAGGCTATTGGACATCGGCCTGATGATTGGCCCTACAGCGCCCATGTAACATTGGCTTATGTCAAAAAAGAATTCAGCAAGAAGTATGAAGGGTCTGCTTTAGTTGAAGGGCTATCTTTCACCGCTAATTCTGTAACGTTGTCCCGAAAAGGTGGCGAACGTACCACTATTCCTCTGGGAAAGAAGACGGCGGCTACAGGCTTATCCGCTATCGTAAAGACTGCATCCATAACTCACAAATGCGCTCGGATGGGTACGTTGTCGGATTACCAGGCAGCCCTTTCGGATCATTACACTCTAGACCATGCCAAGGGCGGGGTCTACGACTACAGCACAACAACTGCTCTAGGCCCATCGATTGTCCGACTCATAGCACAACCCGACGGTACGGTAAAGTGGATTCGCCAGTCGGAAGGGAATGTTAAAACTCGTGGCTCCGATTTAGATAAATTCCTGGCAACCATGGAGATGAGTGCGGGCTACTTGGAACACCCTCAGACTTACATAAAGGTCAAAGGTAAAACTTTGAGTGTAGATGTGGGGGTCAAAGAACTTGTGTGGTTCTTAGGTAATCTTCCTGGAGTTAAGACTACAGCATCATGCCAGGGTGAACCGGGTCATTGGAAGGGCGGATACGTAGCGATTCAAGTTGGTGACAAAACGGCTGCCAATCTGCAGCACTACCTCTACAGCGATGAAGTGCCGCGAGGAGTGATAAACAGCCAATCCCGTTATTCGGGAGGCATTGCGATTTATTGGAAGACCGAGAATTACCCGGCTGTTCTGAAAGCCATCAAAGCCTTCTTCCAAAAAGGAGCTACGGCATCCCACAAGACTCCACCGTTCGACGACACACAGTACAACGACCAGGAAGCGACAGAGGGCTCAAATGCCTATGATGCCGTTCACGAACGGGTCAAAGGTGTCTATGAAGACTTCCCGTTGGAAGAACTGTCGCCGGGGATCTTCAAAGATGCGGCTCTTCATATGGAAATGGATGACCAAGGAGAGAATGACAGCCGTCGTATGTTCCGCTTCTATTCGGGGCCGGGGCAAGACGTTGGACCGGGAGATGAACTTGGATGGATTGAGGTTCGAATCGAGGGCACTACAGCTTACGTAGACGATGTCTTTTTGAAAAAGACGATGCGCGGGCACGGTGAAGGCCGGGGTATGTACAGACAGGTCTTTGGTGCACTCAGGCAGCAGGGCATCACGGACGTTCAGACAATGCGTTCCGGTCCCAGCCCAGATGCCCGTCGTGCTTGGGAGAGTTTGAAGCGGGAATTTCCGATTGAGGAGTTCGCGCCGAATCAATTCCGAGTTCATCTTGCTGCCGCCAGCGATATAAAGGACATCGATCGGGAACTTCAACGGGTAGCTTTCGGCACCGTGGTGGCCCTTCCTCTTAAGAATGGCTTGATCCGGGTGATGGACAACCATTACGATGTAATCAAGCCACACGATTGCGATCCGGTTGAATTATATATGTGGCTCTTAGAGCAGCCGGATAACGTTGATCTCCAGACATTTAATACCGGGTGGCAGCAGTTCATTGGAGGAAAGACCGCTGCGACCTATCAAAGCAAGCCCGTGCTGCTGAATCTCGGAGATGGTTACTGGCTGTCCTATGCCAAACATCCGGTGGAAGCAGAATCAAACACTTGGTCGGTGCTGTCTGATGAAGACAAACTTTTCAACATGGGAGAAATCACTGTAGATTTTTACAAAGATCTGCCGTTCCCATCCATCAACAGCATCCGCCTAAACGACAAGCACCAGGGCAAGGGTCTAGGCCGTCATATCATCCAGGCGTTGGCAAAATTTTACGGCGGCTTGACCTCTGATCCACAACGTAACACGAATGATAATGCCATACGTATGTGGCGTGGCATTCCTGGAGTAGAAGAGGTTCCTTCACCACATAGTAACTTGACTCCCAAAGGCACTTTCTTCGTGCTGAAATTCGCCAAGGAATACAATCGTTTTCGATATGCTACAGATGCTTCAGGGGATTGGTTGGAGTTAGAGGATGTATCCGATAACGAAGTGTAACAAGTAGACTTTCTGTAACTAATACATGATGTTACAGAACCTTTACGTTTTGTTTGACCCTATAGAACCGGAACATTTTCGCTACGCGGGTTATACGGTTCACAGAGTTAAACAGCGTTTGAGCGAGCATTTAGAAGAAGCCCGCAGCGGAAGGTGGAACCACACCCACAAAAATCGTTGGGTGAACAAGGTTTTGAGACAAGGTCGAACGCCCAGTGTCCGTTGGGTGGGTGCTTCTTCCGATCCTGATCAAGCTGAACGTGCTTTGATTAAAAGATTGAAGGAGGAAGGTCATCGACTTACAAATGGTACTGAGGGTGGAAAGGGTTGTTTAGGTGCCCGGTGGAAATTAAAACCGGATCAAGTCAAGGCTTTACGAAATAGAAAGTTGAAGCCCGCTACTCCAACGACTAGACGGAAACGGCGCGATGTTGCGATGGGCAATCAACATTGGAAAGGGAAAGACGGGACTAAACTTGGATTTAATGCACCAGAAGTTAGGGCAAAACGAAAAGGGAGGAAGCTGTCGGCTGCTCATATTGTTAGTTTGAAAATTGCCTGGGGTAGACGCAAGGCGGCTATCCCGCCAAAACCTCCTAAGGAACCAAAACTTCCGGGTATGACAGGGAAACACCACAGCGAAGAGACAAAGCGGCTATGGAGCAAGAGGAGGAAGGGCGTTAAACGTTCGGCAGTTGCCACTCAACGCGCTGCTGAGAGTAACCGAGGGAGGACGAGAACGCTGGAGCAACGCATTAGGATTAGTGAAGGTCGTAAGAAGGCTTGGGACAGGGAGAAAAATGTCGTTCAACAATAATGCGAAGGGAAAGCTGATCGGGCAGGTGTATTTGTTGCATTTTAATATCTCTCCGGGTACAGTGATTCCAAGTTCTCGTCCAGATGCCTTAACAAAGAAATTCCATGCTCGTCACTATTGTGGTTGGGCAGAAGATTCTGAACGACGCATTCAAGAACATCGTGAGGGTACCGGTGCGCGCCTGATGCAAGTTCTAAAGCAACGAGGAATCACCTTCCAGGTTGCCCGCATCTGGGATAACGTGGCACGCGGGTTCGAACGCCAACTGAAGAACCAAGGTGGGCTGTCGCGCCACTGTCCGCTCTGCCGAGCTGAAGGCATCGATCGTGACACGGCTTACAAACAGAAGAAAGAAGTCCAGGTCGCGCCGGAAACTCCGACGGCGGGGCCGGATTTTGTAGAGGTGGAAAAGACAGCCGGTAGGCCCGTACAAATTCGTCTGGCTGCTGATACTGAAGATTATTCCGCGTATCTGCGTGGATTGATAGAACGTGATTTGTTTGGTGTAGGCCCGAATAAACCTCTGGGATACATGCCTTTGAGCACGGTCTATCAAGCCGGGGTTAACGCGGATCAGCTTGAAGAACAACTTAAATCGAGAGGGCTGAAAGTCTTTCAAGTTCACCAGCATGGCATGGTGCATTCAGGAGCAATTTGGGCCTACGATGAGGCTGCTTTGAATGCTTTGCTACAGAATAACTTTGAGACTCTTCGGAAGTACAAGTGGCCTGAGCAACCTGCTGCGTTTGTCAAGAATGTTGTCAGAAAATCTGTTGGCAAAGCAGACAGTCCTGATTTGTATCGGCTCATTGGCCTAGCGTTCTCTGACGCGAGATTTAAGACAGCAGGATGGCGGGAAGCTGTCGGTGAACGTTGGATCTACCATCCGAACTATGGCGCGTTCTGGATGAGTGGAAAAACAGGCCCACACATACTTCTGATAGAAAAAGCCATGGGGAAAGATATGGCTTTCGGCAAGAAATTTGACGAAGTGGATAGAGGCTATGCGGAGATTGACCCAGTCGAAAAGACAGTAACCCTGGAAAGTTTTGACCTTCGCAACAAAGAATTTATTGAGAATGATGTAGTGGATTTGTACAAGAAGAGATTCCCAAAATACACCATCCTGATTCCGCAAGAATCTGATCCGATGGCGATGGAAAAGGCGATGAATGCCGCTAAGACGGGGG